GATGGCGCTGATCTCGTCGGTGGTGAGGCCCTTGGTGAGGCGGTAGCTTTCGCGCCAGTAGTCGGCCTCGGTGTGCTGCTCGTCGGCGTCGGTGCGGGCGCGCCGTGCCTCGGTGAGGAGGTCTCGGATGTCTTGGTCGGAGAGTCCGGCGGGGCTGTTCGCGGCGGTTTCGATGGTGGCGAGGCGCTCGGCGGGCATACGCATGGGGGTTCTCCTTTAGGCGGCGAGTGCTGTGGTGCGGGTGGTGGGTTGGTAGTCGCGGCCGAGTTCGAGGGCGATCAGCTGCGCGGCGCTGCGCATCACGGGCGCGGCGGGGGCCGGGGTGTCCTCGGCGGGCCGCTCGACCTGGTAGGTGGCGCCCGTGTGCCGGGTGTACGCCTTGATGCGGTCCAAGCGAAAAGTGCGAGCTTCGCCGGATTCGCGGTCCATCGCCTTGATGATGATGTCGCCGGCCTTGGTGGTGACGATGGCGTACGGCTCGATCGTGCGGATGGTCTCGACCAGGCGGCCGGTGCGGATGGTGCGGTGGACGGTGACGCCCTTGGAGTTGACGGCGAAGACCTGCCGGGTCTCTTCCCGCAGGTACGTGATCGTGGTGGGCTGGGTGCGGTCGAGGGCGCGGTAGAGGTCGGTGAGGGTGCGGGTGGTGGTCTGCTTGGCGGTGATCCTCATCGTTGCCCCCTCGGCTGCGGTTCTTCCTTACCCCTTAACTGTACATCGCGTCGTCGTGTACATCAAGGCCTGATGGTAAGGTTCTCCCTATGGACACAGATAAGGCAGACCACCCCATCGCAGAGGCCCGAGCCAACCTCTCCGAACTGCTCTCCGCCGTGCGCCTGCTGCGGCGCGGCTACTTCCTCACCAGCCGGGGCAAACGGCAGGCCGTGATCCACCCCGTGGAGCTGGGTGAACTGGTCGAGCAAGCAGGGGGCCCAGACAAAGCAGCGGCGATCCTGGCGAGCCACACGGCGGGGCGCCCGGTGGGCAGCAAGGAGAAGACCGCATGACCAGGTTGACGATGGAGCAGGTACGGGAAGCGGCCAGCACCGGCGGATGGAACGTGATCGCCGACGCGGGGAATCGACTGTCCGTCGGGCGAGAGCGGACGACCATGCAGGTGTCCTTCGCCGATGACGGCAGGTTCGTCCATGCGTCGATGACGGCGGGTCTGGACGGGATGGCTCAGGTCGTGATCGAACCGTTGGTGATCCCGGAATTGGTTTCGGTGTCCGCAGGGCAGTCCGGCCCGGGGAGCAGCGAGGAGCAGACCACATGAGCGCGGAGCTGATGGCGTTCCTGCGGGAACGACTCGACGAAGACGAGCAGATCGCGCGGGCCGTAGACGACCGCAGCGCACCGTGGGACGGGCAATGGGTTACCGATGGCAGCGATGCACTGCGGACCTTCAACGGGCACGTGCTGTTCTACGGGCACAACGGCCCGTTGAAGCCGGGCCTGGTGGATCACATCGCCCGTCATGATCCGGTACGGGTGCTCGCCGACATCGACAGCAAGCGGCGGATCATTAAGCTGCATAGCGTCGTGCACCGTGAGATCGGGTGGCTGGAGGACGGCCAGGAGGAGCACGACGAGATCCAGGTCTGCGGCCTCTGTGTTCCTAGGCACTCGCACTACCGACATCGTGAGGACGTGCCGGAGGGACCTTGCCTCACGGTCCGCCTGCTCGCTCTGCCATACGCCGACATGCCTGGGTACCAGTCGGATTGGGCGCTCGACGCCTGACCCGTGCCACACTGGTTTGGGTGACTCCACCCACGCGTAAACGCGCGGGCTTCCTGTGTCGGTGGCTAGGCCACGTCGCAGAGGGCCAGCCCGGCCCTGTTGAGGACGTTCGTCGCGCCGACGTGGTCCGCGTTTGCCGCGAACCCGCACGCCGTGCACTGGAACTTCGCTTGGGTGGCGCGGTTCTCCTTTGCGACGTGCCCGCATTCGGGGCACGTGCGGGAGGTGTTGCGCGCGTCCACCGGAACCACCAGGCGACCGGCACTCTCAGCCTTGTTCGCCAGGGTTCCGAGGAACTGCGCCCAACCCGCGTCGAGGATGCTGCGGTTGAGTCCGGCCTTCGCGGCAGCACCGTTCGGCAGGAAGCTGCCGGGCGTGCTCGGGTCGGCCTTGGGTGCGGGGGCTTTGGTCATGCCCGTCGTGTTCAGCCGCTCGTGCGCGATCATGTCGTGGTCGGCGACGAGCGCGCGGGCGGTCTTGTGGTGGAAGTCGGCGCGCTGCCGCCGGATCTTTCCGTACAGCTTGGCGACCTTCCGGGCCGCTGCGCGGTGGCGCTTGGCGCGCTGCCTGGTCCGCTTGGGGAACGTTGCGAGGTGCCGCTGCGCTTCGGCCAGCTCGTCGGCCATCGCTTGGAGGAAGCGCGGGTTGGCGACGTGTTCGCCGTCCGAGGTGGTCAGGAAATGGGCAACGCCCATGTCGATGCCGACGATTGCTCCGGTGGGCGGCAACTCCTCGGTAGGAACGTTGTCGCAGGCGAGGACGACGTACCAGCGGCGGCCTTCCCGCTTGATCGTCACGGTCTTGACGCGGCCCTGCACGGTACGGTGCTGGTGCACGCGGATGTGTCCGACGCCTTGGAGGCGTACGCGGGTCTGCGGGTCGTGCGGGGTGGAGTCCCAGCGGCACCCGTCGCCGTCCTTGGGGAAGGTGACGGTGTCGAAGTGCCCGACACCCTTGAAGCGCGGGTAGCCCGGCGTCTGCCCGGCCTTGACGCGGCGGAAGAACGCTTGGAACGCCTTGTCCAGACGGCGCAAGGTGGCTTGCTGGGAGGAGAAGGACCAGCGTCCTTGCCGCTCTGGGTCGAACGCGCGGATGTCCTTGAGCTGAGCGGACTGATCCCCGTACCGGACGGTGGTCTTCGAAGCATGCTGGTAGGCGTCTCGGCGCTCTTGGAGGGCACCGTTGTAGAGCGAGCAGTGGTCCCGCAGCATCTCGCCCAGCGCGACCGTCTGACGGGTCGTGGGGCGCAGGAGGAACTTGTACGCGCGTATCACTGCTCACGCCTCCGCTCAGCGCGGAGTCCTTCGGCGAGGAGCACGCAGGCAGCTGCGTTGATCGAGATGCCTACGCGCTGCGCGTATGCCTCGATCTGCCGCTTCAAGTCCGGTGAGACGCGCAGGTTCAGCGACTCCCGGCGATCACCTCTCGCCACAACCAAGATGCTACCACTTCGACAGTGCGGATTCGCGAAGAAAGCTGAGGCCAGAGCAGTGACAGAAGCCATTCCCCACCCCGCTAAAGCGGGGCGTCCCCTGGCTAGGTCCTGATGGAGCAGCGCCCGGAAGATCACCGGTCGTTCCATGGGGGCCCGCGCGAACCCCGTGCTCCCGGGTTGGGTTGAACCCTGGGCCTCCGCCAGATGCTTTCTTCGCCCCATCCCGCACGCTCGGGGTGGGGCGTCGTGCTTCAGGCCGTCGGGTTGGCTGGCGGGTGCGTTGGCGGTCAGGCGGCGGTGTCGGCCGACTGGAATGCCCGGCCGCAGGCTTCGCAGTGGATGGACGGTGGGCGCCCGTCTCCGCCTTCGAGGAGCAGGGTGCCGCCGCATGCGCAGGCCTGTTTCAAGGGTGCGGCGCGGCGGGCCAGGCCGAGGGCGTGCTCGACGCGCTGAGCGGCGGTGGCTGCGATGCCAGCGATGTGGTGGCGCTGCGCCCCGGTCAACGGCGTGAATGGGCCGGGCTGGTCGTTGAGCCTCGCGGCGAGCCAGTGGGCGGCTTCGACTGCGGTGCGCTGCCCGATGTAGCGCCACCGTCGGGGGTCGGCCGCGTCCTGGTCGGCGAGCTGGTCACGCCGGGCCCGGTCCGCTTGCGGCCAGTCGGCCGGTGCGTGGCTCATCGCCGGGCGCTGGATTTGGGCGGCGGTCTGGTCGGCGAGGTCGACGAGCACGGTTTGGACGATGGTGATGGTGTCGATGACGTGCAACCTGACGGGGGCGTTGCGGTCGGCTGGGTCGTATTCCTCGAGGGACCGTAGGTAGTGGTTGAGGCTGGGTGGTGGCCATGCGTCGTGGGGCCGGCTGGTGCGGAGGGCGTGCAGATCAGCCCAGTGGGCGGCGATCAACTGCAGGTGCTGGGTGGTGGTCACGGTCGACTCCCGGGGTGCTGGTGGGGGCTACGGTGTGATCACCAGGGGGCGTGCCCGCGGTTTTGGCGGACGGTGGGCACGCCCCTGCCGCATGCTCAGGCGTCGGTGGCGTCGTCGGCGGGGGCCGGCCTGTAGCGGTCGGTGCGGTGTTGGCAGTCGCAGCTCGCGCCGGGGCCGCCTTGGCTGGTGCAGTGCTGGTCGGCGTCGAGCTGGTTGTCGGCAGCATGGGCGCAGCGGGCGCAGATCATTGGCCGGTCTCCTCGATCAGGTTGTCGATGGTGTGGTGGACGGGGATGCCCAGCTGGTGGGCGAGTGCGGTTTCGTGGTCGGCGCCGGGGCTGTGTCCGGGGATGCGGAGGACGGCGTCGGCGGCTTGGAGCCAGGAGAGGTCGAGGTTGAGCCACGCTTCGTAGGGGTGGTCGGTGGTCTGGATCCAGGGGTGTTTGAGGTGGGGCACCAGCGGGGCGTGGCCTGCGGTGAGCAGCTGGTCGGCTGCCTGGATGGCGGCTTGGATGCTGCGCTCGGGGTCGGCGCTGTAGGGGCCGGAGACGTACACGCGCAGCGGGCGGTCCGTGTGCTCTTGGGGCTGGTCGAGGGCTGCGAGGACGGCGTCAACGAGGGCGGGTGCCTCTGCGTAGCCCCAGGTGCCGGTGCCGTCGGTGGCGTGCCAGATGCGGGCGGTGTCGATGGCTGCCTCGAGCCGGGCGCGGAGCGTGGTGTCAGGATCGCCCGTGTGTCCTTCTGGCGGCTCAGGAGCGGTCGGTGCGTCGGATGATGCGCCCGTGGCGTGCGCGTCCGTCTGAGGCGCCGTGGGGCCGCTTGGCGGGGCATCGTCGAGGATCGCGTCGGCCAGCGCGAGAGCGTGGCGCATGTCTGCGCACGGCCAGTCTTCATCGGCGCACCACTGGCAGCCTTGCGCGAGTCCTCGGGTGTCGACGCGGTTGGGGTTTTCCTCGTGCAGCTCGGCGACGCGCTCCAGCCACGTGGCGAGCGGCTTCACGAGGCGTGGTGCGACCAGGATGGGCGCGCCGGGTTGGGTGAGCCGATCGGCTGCAGCGCGGAGTGTGTCGGTGGGGCTGAGGTCGGTCATCGCTGCTCCTGGGTGGTGTCGTTGTTGGGTTGGCGTGCGTGCCGGGCTTGGTGCTGCCGGTCTTGGCGTGCTGCGATGCGGGCCAGCATCAGGGCGAGGACGGCGGCCACGACGGTCTCGAACCACTGCCCGGCCAGGGCGTAGGCGACAGCGAGCGTGGCGAGAGCACCGGCTGCGGCGGCGGTGAGGAGCGGCATGGCGCCGTTGGTGCGGCTCACGGCTGCTCCTTGGCTGCTTGGCGGGCGGTGTCGCGGATCCCGGCGACCAGCTCCTCCACACGGTGGACGGGGATGTGGACGGTCATGGCGTAGCCGGTGGGGTCGTCGGTGAGGATGGCGAGGACGGGTGTGCCGTCGGCGCGGGTTTGGGCGGCGGTTTCGAGGTGGTAGCCGTCGGGGTCGGTGTAGTGGAAGGTCACTGGTTGGCCTTTCGGGTGTGGTGTCGGATGAGTGCTTGGAGTTGCCGGTCGGCGCGGCGCCGCTGGGGTCGGCGTGCGCTGGCCCACACGCCGAGCGGGAACCCGGCGGCGAGCACCGCGAGGGCGACGACCCCGGCGGCAGCACCTGCTGCTCCGGCCCACAGGAGTGCGCCGCCGATGATGAGCTCGGCGGTGTCGACGGCGTCGTGGATGATCACGATGCGGGCTCGTCTCGGCTGCGGGCGTGACGGATGCAGCCACAGCGGGGCGGGCATGCCCACCGGACGTGACCGTTCCGATGCTTGCCCCACCGGTGCAGTCCTCGGGCGCAGGCGATGGTGCGGATGACTGCGTCGGGGGTGCCGACTTCGGCGGAAGACCAGCAGTGCGGGGAGTTGCGGGGGTCGGAGACGGAGGGGTGGATGCGGTCGATGTGCTCGTCGAACTGGCTGCTGGGGATCTTCGGTCGGTCGGGGCACCAGATGCAGGTGTCGTAGGCCTCGGCCATGTCAGGCCTCCTTGGCGGACTGCGCCTCGTCGGCCATGCGGCGCAGCTCCGTCATCGCGTCCAGCGCGCCGGTGCTGCGTTCGAATTCGTGGTGCTTGCGGAGATTCTCCGCGAGGAGCTCGGCCTCGTCGGCGGCTTCGTGGAGGACTGCGGCTCGGTCTGTGGGTGGTGCGGTTGCGGCCGTGGGTCGTTGGGCCGGGTCGAGGGCTGCGCGGATGGTCTCGATGTGGGCGCATCCGGCGCAGGTGAGGTTGGCGCCGAGGTTGTCGTGGCCGCCTTGTCCGCGGTGTGCGTGGGTGGTCTCGAGGAGGCTGACCGTGTCGCGGAGGAGCGCGGCGTAGTGGTCGCGTTGGGCCTCGGCCTGGACGGCGCGCGCGCACTGCCAATCGCCCCACGCCTTGAACTTCCTGCCTGCGTCGATGATGTCGGCGTGCTGCTTGTCGAGGATCTCGTCCGTCTGCCTGTCGGTGGCGGCGTTGTGCTCTAGCTCGGCGATCCGGTCGTAGAGCTGGTCGTATTGGTCGCTGGTGAGGTCATCAAGCGGGATGCGCTGGGTCATCGCTGGGTCTCCTGGGGTGGCTGTCCTGATCCGTCGCAGGACACGACGATTTGGCGGTTGTTCCGCCGGAGCATTGGGTGATGACGGATGTGTCCGTTTTTGGTGAGGTTGTATTCGCGGTGGCATATGGGGCAGGTGCCGCGTCTGTGGCCGTTCATGGCTGGGGCTCCTGGGCGGTTCTCAGGTGGCGGTCATGCGGCGGGGTACTCGCGGGTGGTGACGGTGATCGTTGGCTTCCAATCGGCGATGGCGGCTTCGATGCGGTCCCGGATCTCGTCGATCTCGTCCTCGGTGGCGATGTCGCTGATCCAGATAGTGATGTCGGCGGCGATGCGCTGGGTCATGACTGGGGCTCCTGGGTGTGGGTGGTTGCGGATCCGGATGTGTCGAGGTCGAGTGCGAGTTGCCCGGCTGACGGGTTCGTGGGTGCGCGGGCGTTCCCGGATCCGGATGCGGTCCGCGGTGGTTGCATGGCGCGGCGGCAGCGGGGCCCGTATCCGTCTGGGCTGGGCTGTCGGAGGCGGCGCCCACAGTTGCGGCAGCGGGTCATGCGGCGTGTGCCGGGGTGCGACGTGTGCCGATGAACCTGCGCTTGAGCGTTTTCAAGCGTCGCCTGGTGCCGTTGCCGCCACCGCTGTTCCACCACAACCAGGCCTGTATGGCGGCGAGCGCGGCGTGGACTCCGGCGATGAGCGGGTCGCCTCGGTGGGCCCAGCCTGCTGCGAGGAGTGTGTTGGCGATGGCGAGGAGGCCTTGGTAGGTGCGGAGGGTGATGCGGTGGGTGAAGAGCGCGAGGGTGCTGCATGCGATGAGGGTGAGGACTGTGGTGGCGAGGGCGGTCATGCGGCGTCCTTGGTGTCGGGCCGCGGTGGCGCGGCCTGGGCGGCGTATGCGTCGATGCGGGCGTCGTGGCTGGGGACGGCCAGCTTGCGGCCGCGGGGTGTGGTGCAGCGGGCGCCGGCTGGGGCGTGGCACCAGGGGCAGCGGACGCTGTGCGCGGGGTACAGCGGGCGGGTCATGACGCGGCTTCCTGCTCGGTGGTGTTGGGCTTGGTGCGGTGGATGGGGTCGAAGTCGTCCTGCGGTTCGGGCGTTTCGGCGAGTTGGGCTATCGCTGTGGCTGCTGCGGCGCGGCGGCGTTCGATCTCGCGTGCGGCGTCTTCGAGGTCGGCGGGGGGTTGCCCGGCGGCGGCGCGGCGTGCGTCTTCGAGGCGGGCTGGGTGGACGTCGGCGCGGTGGCGTCGGGGGTTGACGGTGCTGGTGCAGGTGCGGCCTGCTCGGGCGTGGCACATGGGGCAGGGGACGGCGAGGACGTTGACGGCGCCTGCCCGCGGGCCGGGGACGGCCTGGCCAGCGGCGGCGAGGATTGCGCGGGCCCGGCCGGTCGGCTGCTGCTCGCTGCGGCCGGGCGGCAGGGCTGGCACGGGCCGGGGCTCGGTACGGCCGTCGGCAATGGCGCGGCGCTCAGCGAGGAGCGCAGCCCGGTACGTCGCGTCTCCGGTATCGCCAGGTGGTGGCTCGGCATCGCTGTGCTGGTCGAGACGATCGTTTCGGGCTTTGCGGATCTCGGTGATGATCTCGCCGACCGCGACGAAGGCGTGTCCGGCAGTAACACGGCGGTCTACGGCCGCGCGGGCTTCGTCGAGGCTGTACCCGCTGAGGACGTTGCGCCAAGCGTCGGCGGTGTACTCGTCGAGCTTCTGCTGAGGGCACATGGCGCGGACGTAGCGGGTGAGGATGACTGCTTCCTGGTGGATCACTGGTTCTCCTGTGCGTCTCGGGCTGCGGCTCGGGCCATGGCGCGGGCGAACATGTCGTCGTCGGCTTGCTGCTGGCGGCTACGGAAGGGGACGACATCGGCGCCAGCAGCGGCGGGGAGGTTGCCGTCCTGGGGCTCGGGCTGGGGGTCGGGTTCGTCGTCGTAGCAGCCCTTGTTGAGCCAGGTGGCGGGGTACTTCGTGTACTTGGGGTCCTGGCCGTGGCGTTCGCGGGCGTAGGTGGCTGCCGCTTCGGTGATCTTCTGCGGGTCGACGCCGGTCTTCACCGCGGCCTGCCATGCCTTGAGGGCTGCCTGCTTGTCGCGCTTCTTGGGGTAGGCGCGGTAGAAGGCGTCGAAGGCGGTGGGGTCTTCGGGCTGTCGGTCGGGCGCGACCTCGTGGCCGCCTGTGTCGAAGAGGAGATCGCCGCTGAGGGAGCCGTGTCCCGCATCGGCAGATGCGGAAGAGTCTTTGTCTTTCGGTTCGGTAGTTGGTTCTTCTTTTGGTTCGGCGGACGTCCACGTCCCCCCGCTGTGACGTCCACGTCCCCCCGCTGTGACGTCCACGTCCCCCCGGACGTCCACGTCCCCCCGGACGTCCACGTCCGGTCGCTCCGGCGTTGACTCCTGCTCTGACCTGGCCTTATTCGCGCGGCGCATCTCAACGCCGCGCGCACGGGCGGACGCCAGCGTCCGGGCGGACGTCCGCGTCCCCTCGTCGTCACCCGCGCGGCCCTTCGGAACACGGATCTCGACTGCCATGTCATAGACCGTCGGCCGCTTGTCCGCGGCGATGTGCACGGCCTTGTCCTGGTCGCCCCGGCGGATCAGCTTGAGGTCTTCCAGCTCGCGAAGATCGCGGCGTACTGAGCGCTCCGATTTGCAGGCGTACGCGGCCAGCCGGGCCAGCGACGGGAACGCGCCGCGGCCCTGCTTATCTGCGTGGTAGGCCAGCCCGATGAGGGTGGCAACCAGTTGGGCAGGCATGGGTGGAGCGAACTCAACCGCCCACTTCACTGCATCGGTGCTCACGTGCTCTCTTCTCGCTGCGGTGCGGGTAGGGACCGGGGCGGGGCCGCCACAATGGACGGCCCCGCGGTGCAGCTACGCCGCTTCCATATCGAACAAGGCGGCTTCCTCCCGGAGCCCGTTGAGGACCGAGATCACCAGCCACGACGTGAAGTGCCGGTTGAAGTTGCCGACCAGAAGCGAGCTGGACGACGACAGGTGCAGCCCGTCGGGAAGCTCGCTGCGGCGGTGGTCGCCGTGCTTGCGCATGAACTCGAAGCAGCCCCAGTCGCGAAGCATCAGCCGGTGCTCGCCGTCCTCATCGCGGAAGCGCAGACGCGGGATGAATGCGAAGCGCTTCGCGCCTTTCGGTTCCGGCTTGCCGCTGTCGAACAGGGCAAGCTGTGGCGAGTCGGGGCTGTCGGGGTTGTGGTCGAATTCCATGTCGTACTGGTCCGGGTGGAGTACGGCGAGGGACAGCCGCTTGGCGTTGGCTTCCTTGATGGAGGCGACTTCGTACGGGCGCAGGAGCGCGGCCCGGCTGGTGCGCGGGTACTCCTTGCGGATGCAGGTGAAGGCGCCGTTGATGTGCTCGTGCGCGCCGGGGCTGCGGTCGCCTGCGAGCTTCCAGGAAGCGGGCCGGTGGTCCTTGGGGTTGCGCTCCAGATGGACGGTGTTCACGGACCATCGGGGCGGGGCGCCATAGCGGGACAGTGGGTAGATGCGCAGGAGTTGCTTGAGCTGGGGGCTGACGCCAGCGGAGCAGACGAATATGCGGCCGTCGCTGCTGGGCTCGGGGACGGTTTTGCCGAGCATCACGAAGTCGTCGATGGTGATCAAAGTTCGTCTGCCCCGTTCTTGAGGATGTCGCCATGGCAGGGCTCGGGTGCGCACCAGCAGCCGAGGGCTTTGCCCTTGAGCTCGTGCAACTTGTCGAGGAGGGACGGCTTATGCGGCAGGTAATGGCGCTCGTAATTGGCGATGACGGTGTCGCGGTCGCCGTCGCCGGGGAGTTCGAAGGGGTTACCCCAGGGACTGCGGCGGTCGATGCGGACATAGAGCCCGGCAGCGTCGGCCCATTCGATGAGGTTGTTGTGCGGGCCGCGCAGGGTCACGACGACGGTTTCACCGGACCGGAGTTGCTTGAGGAGGTCGCGTTCGTCGTCTGACCAGGTCGCGAAGATGCGTTCCTGGCGGATCTCTTCGAGGATCGGCTCGACATCGATTGAGTCGGGCATTGCCGCGGATGCCTCGCGAAGAAGCTCCTCGGTCAGGTGATGCAGAATGTCATCCTTAACATCACGCATCACCGTGCTCTGGTTGATGCCAAGGTGATCGGCGATTTGGCGCTGTGACCATCCGGCGCGTGTCAGAAGGAGTGCCGCTACTTGCCGGACGTTGCGCCGGTGTTCGACGATGTCGCCGACCCACTTACTCACCGTCTGCCGCGTGACCCCGGAATACTTCGCGATCGTCTTCAGGTCGTAGTCCGGGTTCGACTCCGCGATCTCCCGCGCGATCGTCTTCAGCTCATCGCCCTTGATCCGGTCGCCGTGCTTCGCCGACAGGCTCGCGGCGAACAGCTTCGCCGGGACACCCTCCGGGACCTCCTGCCAGACGACCCGGATCTCATCCCGGAGTGCCTGCTTGTGGGCCTGCCACCGGTGCATGCCGTCGAGGAGCCGGTTCGTGTCGGGCTCCAGGACGATCGGCGGGAACTCGTCTCCGGCGTTGAGGGCTTCGGCGTAGCGGTTGACGGTGGCCTGGGACCACTCGACGCGGGGGTAGATGGTGGGGTCGTACACGACTTCGGAGACGTTGATGTCGGCCACGTGCTCTCTTTCCTCGGGTTGGTTCATGGCATGGCTGAATTACCAGGTCAGGGTGGATTTGCTGGCGCTCTGCCTACCCTTGATCCTACATCAGGGTGACCGGTCAATGGATAGCTAAATGACGGCCGTGATGTGGCCCCCCGCTGGATAGGCATTGACCGGTCAGCTACGCTGCTGACATGACCACGAAGGGACACACCGGCCGCGTGATCCGCCTCGACGACGAGACATGGGCGGACTACGGCGAGCTGTGCGCCGAGAAGGGCACCAAGCGGGCGACCGACGTGCGCATGTACATCAAGCGCGAGGTCGCCGAATGGCGCCGCCGGAAGGCCGCTGAGGAGCGCGCGTCCCGTCCGTGAGCACGGCGTGCCGTACCGGCCGCACGGCCAGCGCGACACACCACCACGGGCCCCAGTCACAGCGTCGGCCCGGCTCACACATCCGCCCCGAGCCAACGCCGCAACCCAGCCCTGGCGTTCGCCAACGACCTGTTCCCACCAGATGGAGACGCAGGCACCGTCACCGCACGCCCATCCCGACCCGTCACCCGGTAATGACCATTCCGGGCAACCCGCACCACAAAGCCCTGCCGCCGCAGAGCACGTATCAGCTGCTGCACTTCCTTGTTCACGCGATGTGTCCTGTCTGGTAGGCGTCGGCCGCTTCTGCGGCCTGGGTGGCGAGGGCCTGCTCTGCGCACACCTTGTGGGCTGGTTTCTTGCGGGAGTCGCGGAGGTGGGTGTCCCCGCCGCAGTAGCGACAGGGCGCCGGTTCCCAGGCCCAGTGCCGCGGGTGCCGCCAGTCGAGGAGCACCGGCTCCCCGGCCGGCGGCACGGCGGTCACGACACGCCCTGCTTGCGGCGCTGGTTGGCTTGCCTCTCGGCCGAGGCGCACCCCGGGCAGATCGGCTCGTGCGCGCGGCGGTGACGCTTGGCGCCGGCCTCCGTACCGCACGGGGCCGGGGCCTGCGGCAGCCTGGGTGGTGTGGTGGTTTTACCGCGGGCAGCAGCCCGCCAAAAGCGGTGCCGCTCATCCTCGGACAGGCCACCCCACACACCGTCGGCCTCACCGTGCTCATCCGCGTGCGCCTGGCACGTCTGTATGACGGGGCAGCGCATACAGACCGCCTTGGCATCTTTGATGCCCAGCTCATCGCTGGGGGCGGGGAACATCAGATCCGGGACTTCGCGGCATGCGGCGGCGGTACGCCAGTCGCGTGCGAATGCTCGGGTGCTCACCGTGCAGCCTCCCGCATCACCCGATCCGCCAAATGGCCGCCCGCGACGCACCCGGGCATGCCGCACGCATTCCTGACCTGGCCCTCCGGTACGCGGCCATGATGGATCCGGAACGCCACCCGGTACGCCGACCCCTGAAAGCCGCGGTGCCGCACTACCGGCACACCGGACGAGTTACGCCACCCGGTCCAGTCCAGATGCCCACCACCGGCGCACGCGGCATGAGCCCAGTAGGCGGCCTCGACACTCTGGTACCGCGGCGAGCTGCCGTACCGGTGGGGCGCGGGAAGCCCCAATGCCTCGCGTGTGAGCTGCACGGTCTGCGGACGGACACGGAGTTGGCGGGCGATATAGATCTGTGGAACCCCAGCGTGCAGGAGCTCTGCGATGTCGTCGCGGATCAGCATGCTGTCTCCCACCTGGCGCGCCAACGGTTCACAGTCCGCTCGGCCACACCGATCCGTGCGGCGATCTCACGGAACCCGAGCCCCGCCTGGGTGAGGACCTGGGCGGCGAACTCCCGCTCGGCGTCGGTGAGCTCGGGCAGGGGCCGACTGTCGGCGAGATGCCGGCCGATAGCGATCAGGTCGATCGTGTGACCGCGGTAGCGGGTGGTGGTCTGATAGGTGCTCATGGGCGGGTCACCGCCTGCCGCTGCTTGGCTTTCTGCTCGCGCTTGCACGCTTCGCAGTAGGCGCGCCCGTCGGCCTCGTACCGGCCGTGCTGGGCCTGGTCGTGCCCGTGCACGCACTGCTCTGGCCGGGCCTGGCCACCGGTGAGGTACCGCAACTGCTCGCGGGTCCGCATCCGGCCGACCTCGTCGTCGACATGCTCGGGTGCGACGCAGTGCTGGTGGCCGCACTCGGCGAACACATAGCCGATGGGGTCCCTTCCGGTGCGGATGCGGAAGGCGACGGCGGCGGCGCTGTACGACTTTGGCCAGTACCGCAGGACTGGAGTGCCGGAGCATTTGGCGCGCTCGCCGGTCCACTCCAGGTGCCCGCCGTCGGGCCGGGTGTTGGCCTCCCACTTCTGCTCGAGGGTGAGCGGCTGGGGGATGTGGACACGGTTCGGGATGCGGAGTTCGGCGCGGATGCGGCGTACACGGACGCGGTCGGCGCGGAGTTCGCGGGCGATGGCGGTGTTCGATTTTCCTTCGCGGAGGGCGGTGATGATCTGGTCGCGGGTGGCTTTCTGGTTCACCGTGTGGTCACCGCCTCGCGGTCGGGCCGCTGGCAGCCGGGCTGGCGGTAGACAGGTCAGGCATCTGCGGCCTCCCGGGAATCCCGTGCGGTGCCGCATGCGACGCAGGTGGCGGTGCCGGCCTGGTCGTCTTCGTGCGCCGTGTACCGGACGCACCGGTCGCAGTCTGCGATGACCACGAGGTACGCGCCGGCGGGGTCGAACGTGGCGTGTACCGGCCGCGGCGTGTACCGGTGGCGCAGGCACCGCACGACCGCAGTCAGCCGGACATGCACCGCCCACACCAAGACCGCGAGGCCAACTCCGGCCGCAGCACCAGCAGCTTGAGTGATCACGACTTGGTCTCCTCACGCTTGTCCTGGCGGCTCTCCTGCCAGCGCTCGCCCGCGGTGACGGCCGGGCCGTCGATGCCGCACGCCTGATCCAGACGCTTCTGCAAGGACCGGTTGCGGCACTCAAGCCGCCAGTTCGCGGCGTCTGCCTCGGCGTATTGGCGGGTGATGGTTTGGCGGTCGGCGTACTCGGTCTCAGCGACCCGCGCTGCGGCCTCGGCGTGCTCGCGCATACGGTCGAGCCGGTCACGCAGATCAGCGATGTCACGCCGGTACCGGCGTCGGCTAACGAAGAGCACCGGTGGCCTCCTTGAACAGGATCAGTGGCCACTGCGGCCGGACGGTCGGGGCGAGGTGTTCCTTGCCGGGTGTGCGCGCGAAGTACTCCTGCCGGGAGGCGGCCTGCTCGGCTGCCCACCCGATCTGCTGCTCGTGCAGCTCGGCGAGGGCCGCCCGGCCTACCTCCGGGTACTGCTGGGCGATACGCCACGCGACCCGGCACGCGGCGATCGCGTCGGCGTCAGCCGAGTGCGCGCCGGTCAGGATCACGCGGTAGTGGGCACACAGCGCTTCGAGCTTCCGCGACCCGGGCCTGTAGCGGTCGTATTGCCGGTCCAGGACCATGGGGTCGATGACACGGAGCTGGTCCGGGCCGATGATGTCGACCAGCGGCTGTATACCGTGCCGCCGCGCCTCACGATCGAGCAGCGTCAGGTCATACGCGGCGTTCATGGCGACGATCGGGATGCCGTCGCGCTGTACCTGCGCGAGCGCGGCCACGATGCTCTCGACGACCTCGGCTGCCGGGGCCCCCTTGGAGCGCGCCCGATCGGTGGTGATGCCGTGGATCTTCGCCGCGGCGTCGGGGATCTCGACACTGGGGTCAGCGAGCCACGACGCGGACTGCACCGGATGTCCACCACCACACTGCACAACCGCTGCGGTCACGATCCGGTCAGACTCGACATCCAGGCCAGTCGATTCGCAGTCGAAGCCGGCCATCCTCTGCTCACTCCATACAGTGCTCACTGCTCGCCCCCGGCGGTGAGCTGCGGCAGGTCGAGATGAGCGAGGCGCCCATCCCGCCACGCGGCGGCAATCGCCTGCTCGGCACCGTCAGCCATCAACACACGGTGTGTGGCCTTCCGCCACACCCGCACGTCCACACCCGGCACATCGTGCAGCTCACCCGTCTCGGTATTGACGACGCGGGCCACGCCTGCTGCGCCCATCTCCTTCAGCAGCCGGTTGGCGAATGCGGTGCGGACCTCGGTGACGACCCGGGAAACGACCTCATCTGGGTAGGTGTCGCGGACCCACTTCAGAAACAGGTCCGAGTCGACGACTCGGGCTTCTTCCTTCGGTGTGGTCAGACTGGTGGTGGCCAGTGGTGTGCCGCCAGGCAGTTCAGCCGCTACACGGGTGGTGCCCGTTGTTTTCTTGGCTGCGTCCAGCTGGAGTTGCGTGTCTTCGCGTGCAGCGTCGTAGGCGGCCTTGACCTTCTCGTGGACGGTCTTGAGGACGGCCTCGCGCTCCGCGGCTTCTTTCAGTCCCATATGCGATGCTCCCTATGGGGCCGCCCCTTCATGGGTGTGCGGGGGCGGCCCCGATCGACGGTGGTGAGTTACGCGGCGGTGCCGCGGAGTTGGTCGAGGAGTCCGCGGATCGCGGCCGGGGACACGTCGGCCAGTGGGGCGCCGAGCGCGCCGTAGGCATCGGCATCGATATCCGTGAGCCCGGCCTCAGCCGCGAACGCATGGAGCTCAGCCACGACCATGGCGTGCTCATCCGCGGCCGGCTCGTCAACCACGTCGCCCTCAACCACGTCGCTGTCATCTGCCTGTGCATCGGCGAGAGGTGCCTGCTCGGCGGCGGCCTTCTCCCGGCCTACAGCGGCGATCTGCTCCAGATACTCCGGGACAGCTCCGTCCTGCGCAGCCCGGCGGTAGACGACGCGTACAGCCTCGGCGTCTGCGGCCCCGCGCGCCTCGTGGAGATAGTCCCGGCCCTGCGCCGCCGTCTGCGGCCCGGCTTGCGCGGCGACAGGACGGAGCGGCTGCACCGGGGCGTCGACCGGGTTGCCGTCCTGGTCGACGACTGCGCCCAGCTCCTCAGGCGTGTAGATCGTGCCCTGCAAGATCTCGGAGCAGGCAGCGCGCGCAACCTCGGTGATCGCGCGAGCCTTGAGCATGGCGGCGGGGAACTGCTGCCAGGTGTCCTTGCCAGTCAACTTCGCAGCCTGAGCCCGTTCGATGGTCCACACGACACGGAACTCGAACTCAGGGTCGTCAGCCCGGATGACTACGGCCTCCGCGCGCCGGTCGTCACCCGTCACGCGGAGCTTGTGACCTGCGCGGCGTACGAGTCCGGCGATCAGGTCAGCGGACGCGGTAGGCCGCCCCTGGATGACGTGGATGGACTGGACGGCAGTCATGGGATCTACGCCGAGGGTCTGCCCGTAGGAGATGGCCCACAGGAGGTTGGCGGGCTGCTTGAAGTACTGCTTGGGGAGAAGGTTGGACTCTGCCAGCGCGCGGGCGTATTCCATCTGTGCGGCGATGACGTTGGGTTGGTAGTGGGCGGGAAGGTTGGCGCTCATGCCTGGTTCCCCCGGTGGTTGGTGGTGTCGTCTGTGGTCGGCTGGTGTTCGGGGCAGAGCCAGGTGTCCATCGGGTGGTGGGACCAGCCGCGCTCTTCGGCCTTCGCGGACCAGGCGCCGTGGGGGCAGTGTGGGTGGGCGCAGTCGATGAACTCGCCGAGATCGGCGCGGGTGGACTCGGCCTGGGGGCTGTCCTTCCCGTGCTCGTCGGCCATCAGGCGCAGCGTCGTGACAGCCTCGTTCCAGGCTTTCGGCGCGGAGACCAGCGAATCCTCTGGCCCTAGACAAGCGAGACCATTGGCTGCCTCGCGCAGCCCCTCTGCCACGCCGCGCTGATATGCGGCATCAATGTGGGGCAGTACGAGTTGGAACCCTGCCTCGGTGAGGCCGGGCCCCTTCTCGAAGGCCCATTCCGTGATGGCTTCCAGGGTGCCGCGCAGCCCAGCGAGCGCGGCCTCTTCACGGGCACTCATGCTGTCCTCCGCTCGCGCTGCGCGGACACCGGCACCGGGCCGGCCAGTTCCCGCAGCCTGTCGGCCAGCGCCAGGACCTCACGCCCATACACCGGCAGCTCAAAGCCCAGATCAGCCACGAGCTGCTCAACCAGCAGAGACTCCGGCCGGTGACCGTCATACGGCCCGGCTGTGGCCCGCTCCTCAGCGATCTCCAACAGCACGTCGAGGTGGTGGTCCACCAGGTCCAGGACCAGAGCGGTGACGGTGTGCTCGACGTCCAACACGACACCGGTAGGGGTACGGCGGACGTAGATACGGTGCGGGCCAGACACCACAGGGCGGCGGCCAAGAACGCGCGCCAAGGCGCGACGGATGGTCTTCACTGGATGCCTCCAGAGCGGGAAGAAGAAGAGCGGTGGCGGCCGGTAGGGCTCGGCGCTGGCGTGGGCTTGGGCTCCGGGCGGGCGACGTGCCGATTGACGCGGCAGCACACGATGCTTGCCCCGACTGCATACACACCCGTCGAGCCGAGGGTGATCAGGAGCGTCTTCACGGCGTCACCCCGCTCGCGCCGATGGCGGCGAGGACCAGGCTCGCGACGAGTAGTGCGATGCGGAGCCACATCACGCGCCACCGCCCGTCTCGGGCAGGTCCCGGGCGGGCCAGCAGCGGATCACCACGTGAATGCCGCGCCACGTCGCGTGCGAGGTGACGCAACTGCCGCGATGCGTCGTCCGGTCCAGGTCGACGTCCAACGCCCTCTGCCACGCCGACCACTGCTCCGGGGTGGCCGTCAGCTCAAGGCGGATCGTCCGGGAGGCCGAGTTGTACGCGGCCTCGGCGTGCTGTGCGGGGGCGAGGGTGACGATGTCGGCGGTGTCCTCGGCGCGCGGCGCGCGGTCCGCCGACTCCTGCACCCTCTCGGTGAGCGCGTACGCCACCGGCGTGTCCTCGGCAGGCTCGTCGCAGACGCAGCGACAGCACTGGCCGCAGTCCTCGCAGTCGTCACACCGGCAGTGCCCGCACGACCTCTTCGGGCAGTCGCACTGCATGAGCCGCGGCCCGTCGTCGGGCCCGGGGCAGGCCAGCGGCGGCACCTTCGGGTCCTGCGTCTGGTGCCGGAACTCGGCACGCTGGCCCTCACGGTAGGCCGCGGCCACCAGCTCCGCGACGTGGGCCCGCAGATCGTCACGCTCGGCCTCCGCAGCCCGGAACGCGACAGTCATCTCAGCCAACGCGTCATTCGTGCTGTGCCGCTCGTCCCGCAGCTCGACGATACGGCGCCGCAGACGACCCGCCTCATCCTCCAGCGAGACACGGTCCGCCAGGGCGCGGCGCAGCTCATCCCGCGCGGCGGGGTTCGGGGCGCTCACGACGCCACCCCCGCGGCATCCGCGTCCAGCGCGTCCAGCAACTGCCGCAGCCGGATCTCCAGCGTCACCGCGGCCGTGACCATAGCCCCGCGGTCATGGATATTGGCGGCCTGCTGCGCGGCCAGGTCCTCCCGGGCAAGGCGCAGCGCGGTGTCCAGCGGCGGCACCCACGCGTCAGACGGACCCGGCACGTACAGCGCGTCCACCGGCAGCTCGATCGGGGAGGCACTCATCGCACACCACCCGTCAGCGCGTCGGCCTGCTCGGCGGACATCAGCGCCCACGCCACCAGCCGCACACCACCGCGCAGGGAACCACTGGCCTCCGTGTACACGGACCCGCTCTCACGGATCTCGATGCTCATGTCGAGCCGGTACTCATCGGCGAAAGCGCTGACGGCCTCCGGGGCGCAGTGGAAGTAGAACTGCACCTTGGCCGCGGTCGGCGAGTGGCCGGCGACCCTGATGGTGAAGCTGTAGGGGAGCACCTTGGCCGTGCTCATGATCTGCTCAGTGAGCGACAGCGCAGCCATGTAGCTACGGCGCTGGGCGTCGCTGCGCTGGTCGGCGAGTGTCGTGTGGGTGGTCTGCTCGGTAGGCTCGTGTGTCACGGCCTACTCCTTCCTCTTGGTGTGGGTAGGTCGGGGGTCGTCGGGTGTCGTCCGGCGGCCCCGCTTTATGTGTCAGGCGGCGCGTTGCGCCAGCCGGTCCGTAGCGGCTTTAGCTTCCAGCCACGACTGGACGACGCCGCGTTCGTAGATCACCTCGCGGCCGATGCGGATACCGGCCGGGCCTTCACCGCGGTAGCGCATCTGGCGGACTGCCGCTGGCGTCTTGCGGATGAGGGCCGCGAGCTCCCGGGTCGTCATGTACGGCGAGGCGGTGTTCGTCTCGCTCATCGTTGGTCTCCGTTCGGTGTCGTTCAAGGTCGGCGACCGAGCATCCGAGGGTGTGGGCGATACGTGCCATGACCTCGGGTTGTGGGTTGCGTTGGCCTCGTTCGATGCGGGATAGGTGAGGGTGCGAGAGGCCGACGGCGTCCGCGAATCGGCGCAGGCCGTAGCCGCTTTGTTCGCGTCGCCGTCGGATTTGTGGTCCGTCGGCTTGCACAAGCAGAACGATACCCAACGAAGGCGGCGCGCGCAATACGAAGCACAGCGATCCATAACGAGATGTGGCGCGTGCATCCGGGGGCGAGTACTGGCCGAGTGGCTCGTATACCGCTGTCGCGAAGAGGAACGCCGTCCTCTACTCTGGTGCCGCTCGGTGCCTCGCGGTGCCCGGCGTTGTGTCTCGTCAGCTACGACGCTGACCGACCGGAGGAGATACCCCAATGAACCGCGACCCGGAGGCATGGGCACGGCTCGGCCGCGCGCTCAGGCAGGCACGCCTGGCCAGCGGCCTATCCCAAGACCAGGTCGCCGAGCAGGCAGGCGTCTCCACCGCGAGCATCCAGACAGTCGAGGCCGGCAAGGTCCCCAAATCGCGGATGCCCTACACGATCTCCCCGATCGCCCGCGTTCTCGGCTGGCCACCCGGCGCAGTCGATGCCGTCCTCGAGGGCGCCGAGCCTCCCGGCGGATGGCGTGACGTGTCCGTACAGCAGCAGATCGACGCCGAATGCATCGCTGCGGCCATCACCAACGCGATGGTCCGCGCCACCGAGCACGCCACCGCGGCAGAAATCCGCGACGCCACACGCATCGCCCTGGAAGAGCTGCGCCGCAAGGGCCTGATTTCCGAAACAGGAATCGTACAACCTTGAAACAAATCTTCTAACGGGCTGTGACGTATCGCCACGCCGCATAACCTCAGATATCTGGGGTGATCACCCTAGACGCCGCGAGGGAGCTGCCTGTGCCCGACAAAACCAGAATCCTCACCGCTGACCTGGGACCCCGCATCGCCGCATTCACCTGCTGTATCGACGGACAGCCGGCCGCTGTCGTGAACACCGCCACGGGCCATGACGCGGGCATACGGGCACAGGCCGCGCTGGTACTCGCCCGCGCCGGACTGGACGCCGACCTCATCATCGGAGCGCTGCATGGGATACGTAGCTGACCGCTGGCACAAGTCCCGCCCCAGGCCCGGAGAGCCGGAGTGCGGGGAGCACAAGGGCAAGGTGGCCTCGAGCTCGCACGGGAAGGGCAAACGCTGGCAGGCCCGCTACGACGGGCCAGACGGACGCGAGCGGACCTCCCTGCACGCCACCCGCGCGGAGGCCGATCGGGAGATCGTCAAGCAGGAAGGCGCGAAGCTCACCGGGTCCTGGCTCGACCCCAAGGCCGGCCGCGTCACCGTCGAGACATTCGCGCTCGAGACGTGGCTGCCCGCGCAGGGCATCATCGGCCGCACAGAGACCGAATACCGGGGCGTCCTGGACCGCTACCTGATCCCCGAGTGGGGGCCACGGGAGATCCGCTCCATCAAGCCCAGCGAGGCGGGGGCGTGGCAGCAGAAGCTGACCACCAAATACAAGCTGTCAGGCAGCTACCCGAACCGGGTCGCCCGCTACGTGCGCAGCGTCTTTCGGCTCGCAGTCGTCGACCGCGTCCTCGCTATGTCCCCGTTCGACGGGATCACAGCCCCCACCTTGGTGGAGTCGACGGTGCACCCGCCGGACGTCGTCGAAGTACGGCAGATCATCGAGCACGCCTACAAGCCCCTGTGGGCAGCCCTGTTCGAGCTGGACGCGCTCACCGGACTCCGCTCGGGCGAGATCCGCGGCCTGCGCCTGGACAAGGTCGACTTCCTGCGCAAGGTCGCGCGCATCGAGCAGCAGCTGGTGTACGAGAAGGGCCGCGGTCTGTACTTCGACGAGCTGAAGACCGGTGCCGGCCGCCGTGTGCTGCCGCTCAACCAACGCGCTGTGGACTCGCTGGCGGCGTACGTGGCGAAGTACCCGCCACCCTCGCAAGGCCCCTGGGCGGGGCTGATCTTCACGATGCCGGGCGGCCTGCCGATCGGTGAGAGCACGATCGACTGGGCGCTGAAGAACACCTGCCGGAAAGCCGGTTTAGGTGCGCGGCATATGCATGAGCTGCGGCACCACTACGCGAGCGTACTCATCGCAGGCGGCGAGAATCCGAAGGTCGTCTCCAAGCGGCTGGGGCACAAGGACGTGATGATGACGATGCGGACGTATGCGCACCTGTTCGCGGAGGCGGAGGAGCAGACCCGTGACGTTCTGGATGCGGCATGGGCTGTGCCGGGTGAGACTGAGGGTGGATCTTCCGGAGCGGGCGGAAGGATTCCGGAAGCCCGGAGCGCGGAGGCGGACATTGTGCAGCTCAGGTCTTGATCTCAGACATCACCGGTGGATGTTCCAGGCGGAGAACGCCCGAGCCGGTCAGGGACGTGCAGGCTGGTTGACCTGCACAGACGCGCATCACGTGGCATCTCTACGCGTCACGAGACGTGTTATGAAACTACGGGAGTGGAGACTCTGACCGGAAGGATCCCGGAACGGCAGATGCCCCGCAGCCTGGTGCGGCGCGGGGCATCTGGGCAGGTGGGGGAGCCTGGAACATCAGCCCACCAGGTCCCAGACAAGGCAAGACCCCGGCTGTCCGTGACGGGGGCACGGGCAGCCGGGGCCGGTCAGTGGTCAGCTCGGTCCGGCCTCACCCCGGCGGGCGCGGACACGCTCGAGGAAGCGGGAGATCCGCTCCGCCTGCTCCCTCGCAGCCCGGAGCCCGGGGACGTCGTCGATACAGCGCGTGCACCCGGACCAGGTCCATCCCGGCCCGGACTGCCCGGGCATGTGCACGTCGGCAAGGTCATCGGCCTGGACACGGCGCCGACAGTGGGGGCAGCGGGTCACCGCGTAGTCTCCCGCCACGTGCGGCGCAGCGACTGCCCGTCCTCGCACCCGTCCGCAATGTGAAGACACACATCACACGCGGTGGCGTGGTCCATGAAGGCCCGCCACGCACGCTGCTCACGGTCCGGGCGAGAGGGGTGCTCGCTGTAGTAGGTGGTGGGCGGTAGATTCGCCATGTCTGCCTGCTCCCATCAGGTGGGCCACACCCCCGGGCCGGTAGCACGGCAGCGGGGGTTTCCTAGTGCCACACAGCGTAGGCCCAGCATGCTATGGAGTGCTAGGAATACGACCGCTCGCGTGGCATGGCGCGGCGTGTCACGTTGGCTGCATGATCGAGTGGGAGTCTGATGTGCCCAGGTGGAAGCAGGTAGCGAACGTGATCCGGCACCGGATTGCGGACGGCACCTACGCGCCTCGAACCCGGGTGCCATCGGTCATGCAGTTGGTAGACGAGTTTGGGATTGCGCAGGCGACGGCGCAGAAGGTGCACATTGGACTGCGCGAGGATGGGCTGATCTACACGGAACCGGGGCTCGGCTCGTTCGTCTCGGTTCCGCCGGAGGAAGGACGGGGAGCCGGAGGCGCACGATAGATGACGATCGGCCCTCATCCGTCCGGTGGGGGCCGTCGTGCTGTGCGGGCCCGGACGCACGAAGGCGCCCCCTGCCCGCCAGCCGTGAGGCCAGCAGACGGGGGCTCAGTCGCGCTGTGGTCGTCATGTGGTGCACCCCGCATGGCCATACAGCTTGACGCTGTGCAGTGTGAGGCTGTACCTTTGGTGTATCAGCAACTGAGGGAGACCGATGAACACCAGCACCGCAGCCACACAGGCCGGAGTCACCATCCCGACCATCCGCACCTGGTGCCGCATCGGAGCCGTCGCCGCCACCAAGACGGGCGGCCGCTGGGTCATCGACACAGCCTCCCTCACCAACCGCATCACCATCGGCCACCTCAAGACCAGGAAGACGCCCATGACCCCAGCCACGAAGCCCGACCCCACCACCGCAAGGCAGCTCATCACCGAGATCAACGTGAACATCGCCCAGGCCGTACAGGTCGGCTCCATCCCCGGCCTGCGCCGCCTCCTCACCTACGTCGAAGCCCGCGACATCGCCGCATTCGTCGACCCCGAAGGGGTCCACCCCACCCAGCAACAGTGGGACACCGCCGCCACCTACATCGCCTCGCAAATCAGCCACCTCCACAGCGAGGCCCGCACCAGCGCCTCCATCTACGACTACGAGTGAGGACCCCGCCCCGATGAGCACCGTAAAGCTGATGCTGCGCACCGACGCCGACGACACCGTCACCCACATCCCAGCCAAGCCAGACACCGTCGACCTCGACCAACTCACCCCCCGCGCACGGGCCCTCGCCGAGGCCGTCGCCCAGATGCCCGCTGGCCGCAAGGGGACCGGGAAGATCCTGTGCCACCACCGCACCATGACCTGCGGCGAGGCCACTCCCAATCCAGAGGTATGGCTGCGGCCCGACCAGATGGACGAGCCTGCCCGGATGGCCTGGTCAGCGTGGGACAAGTACCGCGCCGACTCCGATGTGAGCCCTGTCGAGTACTTGGAGCGGCAGGCACGGAAGATCCCGCACGACTGGGTCATCGTCTCCGCGCAGTGGATCACAGGCCCCCGCCAGGAACCGGTGCCATCGTCCGCCGCGAGCGCGGATGACCGGTACCTGACTCGGGACCAGGTGCTCGACTACATGCGAGCCCGAGGCCGGGACATCTCAGTCTCCACATGGAGTGCGTACACCTCGCGTCGCCGTCGGCAAGCGCCGCCCGCAGACCGGCACGTCGGCCGGACTCCGCAGTGGCGGCCGGAAACCATCGACCAGTTCCTGTCTGGCGAGTGGTCAACAGCCTGACCCCGGAAACGACGAAGGCGCCCCCTGCCCGGCCCCGCGAAGGAGGCCGGACAGGGGGCGTAGTCGCGCTGTGCTACTTGGAGCCGGTACCCGGCTCGCACGCAGGCGGCTTGAACCCCGGGTGCGGGTTCCCATGCTGACCCGGCGCGCACACGAACCCCGGGTTCGTTCCACCCGGACCCGGATCCGCCGCAGCCACACCAGCAGTGCCCGCCACCGCCATCACCGTGAGCCCGAGCACCGCGAACATCTTCTTCACCATCAGCTTCCTCTTCCCTCTCGACTACCCCGGGCTTCAGCCCAGGAGCAGATGGCCGGGCAGCCACGCCAGGATGCCCAGCAGCACACCCACCACGGCGAGGAACACGGCAGGGTGCCGTTTCGCCCACGGCCGCAGCCATTCGCTGTACGTGTCACCGGACTTGCGGTTCAGCAACGCCCGCGCCTCCAGCCCGGCACCTGCCGCGAGCAGCAGACCCAGACCAGCCGTCAGAACAGCCCACACCCACACCACGACAGCCCCCTTCAGTTCCCCGGGCCGGGGTTGTCCGCCAGGTGCCTATCCAGCCGGTCCTTCAACTCGGACACCTCTTGGGTAGTCTCGTCCAGCTTCCGTTCCGTCCGCGTCACCGTGTCCTTGATGGACCGGCCGCCGTTCGGCGCCAGCTCCCGTACCGCGTCCACGATCGTCACGATGCGGCGGTTCACCCGCCACAAGGTGCGGGCCAGCGCACTAATCGCAAGAAGCGCGGCAGCCCCGCCCCCGAGATAGATGATCAGATCCACCGGTCGCCTCCCGCGTCACGACCGGGTCCGCGGCGGCAGCCAAGCCGCCGACGCAGAGTCACCGATGAAAGAACCCACAGCACCCTTCACCACAGTCACCGCAGCCGGCAGCGCCGCCACAGCCGCCGCCTTCCACGCCGACACGCTCACCAGATCAGCACCATCCGCGAGCAGCAGCCCGAGGAACACCGCCACGTACGTGGCCGCGGTCCGCTCGAGGAGATCAACCAGGAACACGCGCACGGCTTCAGCCCTCCTGCACGTCGAGGTGGACGGTCACGGACTCGATCGCCGCAGTGATCCGCGCGACCAGCGCATCCGGATCAATATCCGCATGATGCGCGGCAAGCGCCGCGGCCAGCTGCTCAATCGCCGTGGACTGGGCAGCGAGCAGCGCCTCTACCCGACGCAGACGCTTCGCGTCGTCGACGAGGATGGAGCCGAGTTGCCAATACTGGTTCGTGTCCGTGCCCCACGGCACCTTGATGATGCCGTCGGTCGTCAAGACAGCTCGGGCGGTATTCTTCAGGTCATCACTGGTCAGGGCCATGGTGTCCTCCTCAGTCCCGGGCCAACGGCCCGCCGGTTGCGCTAGACACGCCGCCACATCCCGGCGAAAACCAGGCATCGTGAAACCGCGCGGGTCGATCTTCCAGTCCGACCACTCCAGGTGGCCGATCACGCTTTTCGACGACCAGCCGTACGTCCGGCAGATCGCCGCCGAAGCCCTGACCATTGCCACGTACTGCACGCGCGGCCATGAGTCGGACCCGTCACCCTTGTTCTCGCACTCCCACCCATAGAAGCGGGCGTTGCCGTCGACCGCGCCAGCGCTGCCCTGGTGCTCGTGCGTCTGGGGCGGGTAGTCCCCGTAGGACTCGGCGATGACGGCCTTCAGGACGTCGGGGTCGCCGCCGCCCGCGTGATTGGCGCGGCCGTTGCCGACCAGGTGCACGGTGCCGTCCTTGGTGATGCAGCCATGGGCGAGCGGCCCGGGCAACCCGCTGTAGCCGTCGTAGATGAGGTCCACGACATCGGTGCCCGATCCGGTGGCGGTGTGATGGATCATCACGCCATTTATCGGGCCCCAGGCACCCTTGTGGTTCCGGTTGTGTGTGCGCCACGAGCGCACCTCGCGCACGGCGCAGCCCTCAGCGCGCAGCGCGGCCAGGAACCTGTCAGCGGTGAGCGGTGTGGCCATAGGGCTCTCCTTCGGGCAGCAGAAAAACCCGGGCAAGCGGCGCCGGGGCGGTCAGGCGGTCAGGCGGCTTCGTAGGTTCCAGCCATCCGGATGGCGTTGCCGCTGGCCCACGTCCAGGGAGTCACGGCGTCAACCAAGCCGCTGCTGTTGTTCGCTGTGTCGTTGTAGTTGCGGCCGGACAACTCGAGCACCAAGTCCGTGACCGTGTGGAGTCGGCCACGGACAGGAATGCGTTCGATCTGAGAGGTGAACTGGATCTCTCCCATACCGGTGATCAGCATCGTGGACGCCGCGGTGACAGGAAGCGAAAATCTCCAGTTGTCTCCTGTGCCGCCACCGCCGAAGTTGGTGGTGGCCCCGAACGTGATCTCCAGCCGGTACCAGACGGTGTCAGCCGACTGCGCATACCGGGCAGTGATCGTCGCATCGCCGAACGACGGTGTCGCTGATCCGCTGCTGGTGGTCCACACCGGTTGCCAGTCATCCCACGTGGGGGAGATCGCCGCCAGCCCGTCGGCGGTGACGATCTGACCGGCCTGCCATTGGGAAAACGGCATCCATGCCTCCTACAGGGCGATCACATGAGACGGCGGACCGGCGGTGATACGGGTGGTCCCGGCAGTGTTGATGTACGTCCACCCCATGGGTGTGGTACCGCGCCATGCGGTCATGGTGATGACGATCTCGGTGCCGTCGTCGTGCACGTCGAGGGTTCCATACTGGTTCCGGCCGGGCCATTGGCCGAGGTCGTATTGGGTGCTGTTCTCGCTCGGGGTGGCGTCCAGGGAGGCGCAGAGCATGTTGGGGAATCCGCCCTTGGTGGCGCCTCCGCCGGCGCCTGAGTCGATGGCGAGGACGTGTTTGTCCGCGCTGACCATGACCATGCGGTCCAGCCACCCGTAGTCACCGAGCATGCCCAGGATCGTGGACTGTTCGCTGGGGTAGCCGAACCAGTTGTCGGACGTCCCGCCGAGCCACGGTGTGGGCATCAGCCACACCAGTGCGGCGGCGGTCGAGGTGGACAGCAGGGTGTCCAGCCAGGCGAGTTGTGCCGTGCCGAGCATCGTGGACCCGGTCACCCGGTCCGCCCGCGTATCCGACACCACGAAGAGAACCCGCCCGATAGTGAACTCGTGGTAGATCGGGTTTGCCCCGGCCCCGGCTGGGAGGGTGTAGGACGGGAAGCGCTCCCGGTACACGGTGCAGGCGTTGTCCCGGCCCGGGGACGTGGAGTCCGAGTTGTTGGGCCCGTAGTCGTGGTCGTCCCACACGTACACCAGCGGCACCTCTCGGTACAGCTGGTGCTGCCTCGGCTGGGCCAGGACGTCATCCCACATGGACCGGTACTGGGCTGCCGTGGCCAGCGCGGACAGGCCCCACAGGCCTGACCCGAGGTCGTAGTAGCACATGTCCCCGAGGTGCACGACCCGCCGCCAGTCCTCGGCCACAGCCCGGCCGCGGACGGTGTCGAACACCGGGTGGTTGGACAGTCGCGTAGGCACGGCCCCCGTCACGCCCGGGTATACCGGATCATGCCCGGCATCCCCGCACACGCCGATCGTGAAGGACGCCGCCGTCCCGGCCGCTGTGGGGTCGGTAATGAACTGCCCCGTAGCAGAGGTGTCGAGGACGCTGTTGTCCTCGACCTGCCAGTAGTAGCGGGTATCCGCCGTCAGCCCCGTCACCGACACCAGCGCCACACCTTGGGCGTCGACTGCGGTGGATGCTGAGTAGGACGGTGTCGCCATGCCAGGATCGGTGCTGTACGCGATCCTGACCGGCCCCGTGCCCACCTTCGCGGCGAACCGGGCGGTGGTGTCGGTGACCCCGCCGACCATCATGGAGATCATCGCCATCAGAGCCCCACCGCCGATCGGGACAGCCGGATCCGTGTGCCCGCGGGCCAGGACCGGGAGACCCCATTCACACCCCGCACCACCGTGAAGGTCTGAGGCGACGCGGACCCGGTGATGGCGGTCACCCGCACCACCTCACCACCCAACTGCACATTGAACGGAAACTCGGTCGGGTGGGTGGCTGTGGTGATCCACGTCCGGTACCCGGAATCCGTCGCCACCACAAGAGACGTGCCCGACGCCGTCACCAACGAGGCCAGCTCCGACCCGGACGTATCCGCACGCCCCAAGATCCGGTCACCCAGCACAAACACATTCCACGGCCCAGCCGGCGAGCAGGTGAAGGTGATGTCCCACCGGCCGACGCCGAAGGTTTCCTTGTAGCCCAGGACCAGCAGATCGAAGCCGTCCGGCCCGTAGTAGTCCGGCGTGTTGATGATCCGGATGCGGCTGCCGATATCGATCAGCAGCACCGTATCTATCAGCCCCTGAAGGCGCGGATTGCCCATCTTCAACGTCAGCTGGGGAACACGCATTTCATCGACGGTGGCCACATGCAGACGCCATCCGGCCTGGTCGGGCAGCTGGTCGTCGCTGTCGACGATCGTGTCCACGGACACGTCGTATTTGCCGATACCGTCCGGAGGATCCTGCACCGACAAGCGCCCGGTGCTCAGAGTCGATGTCGCCTCCGACCCCTCACGCCGTTTGGCCGTCATCTCATTCTTGACGCCCTTATCGTCATCGGTCGGATCGAACGGCGCGAACACCTCACCGTTGGCCCAGTTCAGGGTCAGCGCAACGGTTTGGTTGTACAGGGTCTCCCTGGCCTGGTGTTTCAGGCCGAGGACAGCGCGCTGCTCCGTGAGCAGGCCCATCTCGGTGGCCGCAGCCTGCCGGATCAGCTCCAGCGCGGTGCCGGTGGGATACGGGCCCAGTCGCTCCTCGGCAGGGCCGGTGATCTCCAGCGGGATGTCTTCCTGACCCACCAAACGGTTGAGGAAGTTGCGGGTGGTCTGTCCCCGCAGCCCCGTGGTAGACGACTGAGCGCCGGTCGTCGCATCACCCGACCCGGTGTATGCGCTGTGATCCAGCACGCCCCAGGCGGTGATATGGCCCAGGAACATGCCCGCAACGCCATCACCGAAAGTAGTGTCGATACGGGAGAACCGGCCCGCGCTCGTAGAGACGATAGTGCCGGAGTTTCCCCAGCTGGCGCCGCCGTCCGGGTCCTGCCAGTCGAAGAAGACGTCCAGATCCGCGCCATCTTCTTGAGCCCGCACCCGTAGAAGCCGCCAGGCGTTCAGCAGGCTGGGGCCGCCCCCGCCGATGGCGGCCTCGTGGTTGGCAGTGAAGGTGGTGAGCTCGGTGTTGCTTTCGTCGAAGATCCGCGCCCGCATCCGGTGGACTCCGGCGTCCAGCTGCAGGGATATCACCCAACGCTCGGCGGCGGACCCGGACGTAACGAACTCCAGGATGGTGTGCTCGTTCGCATCATCGGGGTAATCGTTGTCGTTGATGCGGAAGAGCATGTTGACCGACCAGAATCCGGTCTCCGTGCCGGGTACTGCAGCGCTGGACATGCCCGCGCTGTCGGTGATCTTCGGCAGCGGATCGGAGCCGACCAGGTCGGAGTCTTTGGCGAACTCCATCCCGAAAACCGTGAGCGGCCCGCCCGTACCCGTCAGAGTCGCATCGGCAGCCTGAGTATCGCCCTGCGCGCCCTCTTCCAGAGGCCAGTAGACCATGGGGAACAGCTGCGGGATGTGACGCCGCATCGTGGATTTCAGCGGCTTGGTGCCCTGCCCCATACGTCGCAGCAGCCCGGCCGGGGCGGTAGGGGTGGTGACGTCGTTACCTGACTCGTCCGTACGGCGGGGCGGCCAGGCGGGGATCTCCGCGCTGATGCGGACTACGCCGGTGTCTTCGGTCGGGTCGCGTACCTCGAGGTCCCCTGCGTGTACCTCGAACGGGAAGGTCGTGAGAGTGGCGTTGGTGACGCCTCGGTAGCCGATCTCGCCCGAGGTGTAGGTCTCGTCGTACGCCTGGGAGTGCCACGCTTTCGGCTCGGTGGTGCCGTCGGTCCATACCCGCAGGCGCAGCTCGGCGCCGATGCACTGCACCCGCACGCGCAAGGCCACCCCGGCCTGGTACGTCAGACCGGCCACGGCCTGCGCAGTGGAGAGCGTTGTCGATGATCCGTCATCGACACGGATGATGTTGGTGTCGACGTGGAGGCCCTCGCCAGCGGCCAGGCCGGTGCCCGTCAGGAACTTGGTCTGGAATTCGTACCAATTGTGGTTGGTTGAGTCCAGGCGGCCCATGAATGACATGGACACCGACGTGCCGCCTGAGTTGCTGACGGCCGCCGTGTCGGTGGCGACGGTGAACGTCGCCTCGAAATCTGACTCATCCACGGCGTCCAGGCGGATGAACCTCGAGGAGTTTGCGGCACTCAGCGTGAGTTGTCCGGTACCACCTGAGACCGCGAAGTCAGAGGAAGAAGGCGATATCCCGAACGGGTCGTAGATCGTCCAGGTTTCGCCCGAGTCGGCGTCGCCCCAGCCGTTGGTTTCTGTGCGGGCGAAGGTGTCGATGATGCCCGGGGCCGGGTCGGCGGGGACATCGTCCACCCGCAGCCGGAACTGGGTATTGCGGCCGATCTTCCCGAACAGGGAGCTGTTCGGATTCCGCGGTGAGTACTCCCCGTCGCGGTTGTCGATCGCGACATTTGCCTTGCCCGGCTGGGCAATGCTTCCCTCACTGTTCATGCCCCGCGTGACAGTCACCGGCGAGTCGGCGCGCATCGAGACGCTCTGCCATGCGCCGTCGACCAGGATCTCGCCTGTCGGTGTCAGTGGCCAGCTTGTCACTACTCAGCCCTCCGCCAGCTCGACGACGGAGCCGTTACCGACGTTCCGCACGATGGACTTGAAGAAGGTGACGAAGGCGTCTTCGCCGCCGGTCACATCGAGTACCACACGCGTCGTCACAGGCTGCACCTTGGTCACCGACGGAGCCTGCACTGTGTTGATCATGCTCTCCAGGCGGGACAGCGGCAGGATCGCCTCATCCTCGCGGCCCTCACCCACCATCGCCACAGTGGGCCCGGTAGCAATACCACCCGCGGCCAGGAACGGGACAAACGGAATGGACGGGATGCTCACGCCCGGCACCCGGTTCGCACCACCGATCAGCGTATTGATCCCACCGATCGCCCGGTTGATCAAACTGATCGCACCGTTCAACGCCCCCCTGAGCCCGCTCGTGATGCCATTCCACATGCCGGAGAAGAAGCCTCCGATCCGCTTCACCGCACCGGACACCTTGCTGGTGATGGCGGCCCACTGGCGGCTGATCCAACCAGTTATGGGACCCCAGTTCCTGATGATGATCACGAGCGGATTGAAGTCGAAGAGAACAGCCTTGACGATGTTGATCGCCGCGCTGATCTTCCGCGTGATCCAGTCCAAGATGCCGCCGAGGAAGCCTCTGATACTGCCCCAGACGGCCTCAGCTTTGCCCTTGATCCAATCCCACAGTTGCCCAAGCTGCTGCTTGGCCCAGTCCCACTTGAGGATCAGGAGGGCCACGATGGCGATCAAGGTGATGATGCCGAGAACAATCCACGTGATCGGGTTCGCGAGAAGGGCGATCGTCCACGCGATCGTCGCCGCCGTCAGCACCAGGAAAATCTCTGCCAACACGATCATCGCCGGAATCACCGCCGCCTTGATCAGCCCCTGGTGCTCCCGGAAGAACTCACCGACCCGTATCAGCACCGGCAGCAGCAGCTCACCCAGAGTGTTCTGCACGGTGCGCATCACCGCGTCGAACTGCTGCGCCGGATCACCCTCCATCGCAGCAATCAGATCCTGCATAGACCCGCCCGCGTTATCCAGCCCGGCCGATGCCGCCGCACTCGCTGGATCGAGCGCGTACAGCGCATCACCCATGACATTGGCCGGATCACCGAACAACGCCGCCGCCGCGTTCAACTTGGTCTGCTCATCCGTCGTACCCCGCAGCGCGTCCAGCGTCTCCTGCAAGGCACCCTCGGCGTGCTTGCCGCCCTTGCCGATCTTCGCGGCCATGTCGTCCGCGCTGAGCCCGATCGAGGAGTAGGCATCGTCCACGGCGGTGCCGCCGGCCAGGGCCCGCTCACCGAACTGCCCGATCGCGTCGGCTACCTGGTCGGCATCCCGCGCGCCGTTGTTCAGCGCCTGGGAGATCAGCCCCATCGACGTCTGCCCGTCCAGCCCGACCCGGCGGAACTGCGTCGAGTACTCCTCCATTGTGGGCAGCACGTCATCCCGCAGTTCGGCAGGAATCGACTGCATGGTCTTGGCGATCAGGTCGAAGCCCTCGGTGGCGTCGGCGACCAAGTCCGTCTTGATGAGCTTGCCTACCGCGCCCGTCGCGTCGGCAACATCAACCTTGAACGTCTTCGACAACGCCAAAGCGGAAGCCGACATCTCCTCCAGCTCGGCATCCGTGAAATCCCCCAGGTCCCCGATGGACGTCTGGACACCGCCCAGCGCATCAGCGACATCCGCCATCGAGTCACCAAAACCCCGACTGAACACATCCCCCGCAACATCGCCCGCACGCTGCGCCTCCACCTCGGTCAGCCCGAGTTGGTTCTGGAGGCTGGTCTGCGCGGAGGCGATGTCCATGGCCCCCTCGATGCCGAAAGAGAACGCCGCGCCCACCGCCGCGCCCGCGATGCCGGCGCCAGCGGCCACACCGGCGAGGCCGCGGTTGACGCGGGCCCCGCCCTCCACCGTGTCATCCTGGATACCGATACGGACGAGGAGCTCATCGAGGACGGTTGCCATCTGATGTGCTCCCTTCGTCTTGCCGGTCGTATTCGGACTGGATGCCCTTGATCATGTTGAGTAGTTGCCGCCCGGTCTTACGCCGGGCTTTCCGACTCCACTGCATCAAGTGATCTTTCAGCTTCGGCTTGCGGCCCTTCCGCATGTTCGGTGCCGCGATGTCCATCCCCAGCCGTGCGGCGACCATGTCGAGACGGTTCGGGGTGATGGGCCCGTACAGGTTCTGGTAGGCGATCAGGCGGATCATTTCGTCCTCCCAGAAACGCTGCAGCACCTCACCGGGAGTCATCTGGAATGCGACGGCCAGGTCATACTGGATCTTCAGCTCTGGCCGGTCGAGAAATCCTCTTCAGCCTTCTTGATCTTCTCGACGAAGTCAGTCTCAGCTTCATCGCCGGACAGGTACTTGCACAGGTTGAACAGTCCGTTGACCGCACCTGCGTCGCTCTTGTCCAGCCACGCGACACCCTCCCGCAGGTCCGGGAAGACCAGCTCATCCGTCTCCGGATCGTGTAGCGACTTCGCGACGATCCACGCCTTGTTGGAGGTGATCGACATCTCTGCCGTGTCCTTCTTGCCCGGCGTCATGTGTAGCTTGTTCAGCCGGTTCTGGTACTGCTCCCAGTCGCCCGAGGGCAGCCCACGCACCCGAAAGGTGCCGCCGCCGAACTGCGGCACATCCACGTCCTCGAACTTCGGACCCTGGCCAGCGGCGTTGACAATGAGATCTTTCAGGCTGCCCATGCGTAACTCCCTTAGCCGGTGGCCGTCAGAGTCGGCTTGCCGGAAATCTTGACGGTGACCTCGCGCTCCATACGGTCATCCACGGGAAAGCTGTCACCCAGGCTGGTGATCAGCGCGGAGAACTCCCACGTGTGCTCATCAGCATCACCGGGGAGAAGTACCACCTGGTAGTCGCGCAGGTCGTCTTCCTCGAAGTCAGCGTCAAGCGCTTTGTGCCCGGCGTCGCCCGGGTTGTAGTTCAACGTGATGCTGACCTCCCCGCCGTCCTTGAGCCCTTTGACGAACTCCCGGTATTGGTCCGGGGAGTCATGGGCGGTGACCTCGATGGCCTCCCGCTCCCGCTCCGGACCGGAGAGGTCGGACACGTTGGCGATCTTCACGAAGCTGCCGCCGCCCGTGGAGTCCCGCTTGAACTCCGTACCAAAGGCATCTATGCCAGCCACGATTCACTTCCCCAGCTTGTAGACGGCGACGGTGATGTCCGCCGCAGAGTCGCTGTAAGTGATCGTGGCCCGGCCGGTCGCGCCCCGGAACAAGCTGGTCAGGGGGATGATCCCGTAGTTCGCCGTGGTGACGACCAGCGTCGCCTGCGCGATGGCGTGACCATCGACAGTACCCGGCGTGTCGATGGTCACGGTCCGCGTCTCGGAGACGTGGGCATTGAGCACGAGCAGGAAGTGGGCGGGCCCGATTTCCGCTGTGTCGCCACCGGATGCAGCGGCGGTCAGGTCTGTGTCGAGGTCGGGGCGCCCCGTGACAGTGGCGATCTCAATGGTGGTCAGGTCGGCCATGATCCCTATCTCCTTAGCTGTTCGAGGTCCAGATATCGACGCGGTCCACGCGATGCCGCACCGAACGGTCCGCGTCGGGCACCTTGCGGGACTCCATGTGCCGCACCATCCACACCGTGTGCCCCGCAACGTGCGGGTCGAGGGTCTTATGCGCGTGGTCCAGCAGCGCCACCAGGCGCGCGCCGACCGTGTTGTCCGGGCGGCTATTACGGCCCCGCACATCCCCCCGCGCGAACGTGTGGATGCGGGCGGTCACCCTGCGGCCCGGGTCGTCGTGCGTACCGTCCGGAATCGACGTCAGCTCCGGCACCACCACAAACGGGTACTGGCGGGCGTTCAGCTCCGGCATCTCATCCAGGACATCCATCACCGTCTGCATGACCTCCGGGTCAGAGCGCAACAGCTCCCACAGCCCGGACTGCACCGCCTGCGCCGGATCAACCGTCGTCAACGCGGAAGCACCCCCTTCACGTCCTTCGCGACCCTCGCCGCGTAGCGCTGCTCCGCCCGCTCCAGCGCGGGCTGCACATAGGGCTGCGCCGTCATCCGCGCGGTGCCCAGTTCCACGGGCGCCGCGTGGTCGGCATCCACGCGGACGATGCCGCCGCCGGCCGGCTCCTCATCCACATGCACGGAGTCCCGCAGCTCACCGGTATCGACCGGCGCGCCCTGCGAAATGTCCACGCCCAGTGCCAGCAGCTCCTCATCCGCGGCCTGCTGCGCGGCCTCGGACATGTCTTCGGCAATGTGGTCGATGCGTGCCGTGAGCTGCCGGATGCCGATCACGTCGGTGCGTTCTCTGCGCGCCATGTCAGATCGCCCTCTTCCTGACCTTGCGGCCGTACTCGGTGCGGGCCTGCTCCCGTAGATCAGCCAAGCCGACGCCGCGGACTTCCCGCTCGCCTTCACCCACGCCGATCGTGCGGGCGTAGGCAGTGCGTTCCTGCACGAGGCGGGACATGGCTTCGGCGATCGTCAGGTCGCGGACGAGGGGCGGCACATGGTGCCGGGTGACCGGGGCTGCGGTGGAGTGCGCGGCTGCGGTGGTGCCCAGCGCGCCACGGACGACCGTCAGCAGCCTCGACACGAACACGTTCGCGTTGTCCAGGTGGGATTCCAGGGTGGTGCCGTCCCAGGCCCGCTTCACCACAAGATCGTTCGCGGCGATATCGACGATGAGCATCCGCTCCCCGCCGATCAGAATCGTCTCCCCCTCGTGGAACGTGCTGCCGTCATCGACGGGGATCGTCGTCGATGATGCCGAGGACACCGCAGCGGTCAAGTCCTCACCGGAGTCGAGGAACGCCCGCCCGGTCACCGCCATCCGCTCGTCACCGACACGGATCAGATCCCCCACCCCGACCAGGGAACCGTCCGTCACATCCACACCGGTCTCCGACGCATCGAGTTCCTCAGCCAGTGCGCCGGCACTCTCGTCCTCGTCCCAGTAGCCGAAGAGCCCGGTGATCGATATGTCGCGCTGGTGGGTGTCCCCGCCGCCGAAGGCCGCGTTGGAGTCGAGGTCGATCTCGATGTGTGTGAAAGGTGGTTCGTCGCGCTGGTCGGAGCGGCGCAGGAAGAAGTCCGCCGCGTCGATGGTGGTGCCGCCGGACGACAGGGTGGTGACGGAGATGAGGGTGTTGGTGTCGAGCCACAACCGCCACGGGCGGGCGTACTGCCGGTTGGGCCAGTCGAAGAAGCGGGTGGCGATCTCGGGGTAGAAGCGGCGGTGACACAGGCCCTCGACTGAGTCGCTGGCGGAGTGCAGTGCGCGGTAGATCTGCGTTTCGGCGCGGGCAGTCTCCAGTACGTCAAGGGCGTTCTTGATGTCCTCGACGTTGGCGTAGGTCATTCCGTCGCGCTGCACTGCTCCTCCTCTCCAAGGGCTGCTGCGGAGTGGTGATCTACAGCGCTCCGTGGGTTATGTAAAACTCCATGATCCCGGACTTCGAGACACCCGCGCCGGTGACGCTCAGGCTGTACCCGCCGCCGTGTAAGAACTGGCGGAAAAATATGCCCTTCGCGGCGTTGTAAGAGTAGATCGAGTGGTGTGATCCGGCCGTGTTGGACTTGTCCAGGCCCTCTTCGTTGAGGACGTCCACGCCGTGCTGATCGCACAGCAGGGTGACGTCATACAAGTTGCTCGGCTGGGCCGCACCAGAGCCGGGAGAGAACGTCGCCGCGATGCCTCCCCCGTGGATCAGATCGTGGCTGATGCCACTGACCACACCGGACGCGTCCGACGTCCACGCGTACGTGTACCGGTAGATCAGTGATCCAACATGTGAGCTGCTGAACGCGATGCTGCCAGCCACTGCTGCCCCCGGCTATCAGTCGCTGTCAGGCCCCGACGTAGGATCCGTCTTCTCGCCAACCGTCAAACGTGCAGAAGAGGATTCCGTCCGGGCCTTCGCGGAGCGGCTCCCCGTCATTCGGACAGGCTTCCGGCGGGCGGGTTTGCTCGGCTCGGAGCTCGTCGGCGGCTTCGCGGATGATGCTGATGAGCTGCTCCCAGGCGATGACTCCTCGCCTCCCTCCAGCGGCACCGAGTCCGGTGCATAGGCCTCGTCAGGCACTGGCGGCAGAGCCTCGCCCGGAGTCGCCTCCAGCAGAGGCGCCACGTGCTTAGGCGCCGCTCCGGCCTCCGGCGAGGGCACGGTCTTGTTCGACGCACCACCGTGGCGGGTGATCTTCGCCATCGGGTCCCCCTCCTCGTGGAATTCCGTGTTGTGGCAGCGGGGGCACAGGAACAGGGCCACCCGATACTTCGTCGTGCACACCGTGCACACCCACAGCGCCATCAGCTGATCCCCACCATGGGTGCGGTGTAGCCGTACAGAGTGGTGACCTCGGCGGCCGACAGTTCCTTGCCGCAGATGAACGGCAGGGCGATCCGGCCGTGGAACTCTGTTGCGGGTGTCGCGGTCACTCCGGTGGCGCCCACCAGGAGCGGCGTGGCCGTGTCCTCCATGGCCACATACGCGCCCGCCTCCGTGGTGGAGCCGTCGTTCGCCGACTGCCCGTCGACATACAGGCGCACGTCCGGGGCGGTCTCCGTGCCGTCGTAGGTAGCCACCACGAATACCCACTGCCCGATGGTCAGCGCCGAGTCGGACACGGCGATCTCCGACGCGGAAGCGGACGCGTCGTGCAGCTCCAGCGACAGGTCGCCGTTGGAGTCGATGAACAGCTGCCACTCTTCTGCGGTGGCGTTGTACTTGGAGATGATCGCGTTGCTCACGACAGCGTTCGGGCGGATCCATGCGCCCACGGAGAACGCCGAGTCGACGGTCCCGTTGCCGAAGGTGTAGGCCGCGTTGTCGACCCCCGACAGGTGCAGGTTCCCCGACGGGTTGAAGTGGTACGAGTGCAGTCCCGACGGCAGCTCGATGGGGGCGAACTCGCTCTGCAATGTGACCGCGCCCGCCTCGTCCGACGAGGTCAGGTCGCCCACCGATATCCCGGACACGAGGCTGCCCGTGGCGTCCCAGAACGGCCACAGTGACGACTTGGTGGTGCCGAGGACCGTCAGAATGTCATTCAGACGACCCTCAGTCCCACGGTTGTAGACGGCCATTAGGCCGCCGCCACCAACGTCGCACCATCGGTGAGCGGAATCCACGTGCAGTAGAACGTGATACCGCCATCGACTGACGTGCCGCCGACCGTCTCGATCTCGCCAGTCGTGACAACCCAGTCAGTGAGAGCAGGGCCGCCACGGGAGAAGTCGATCGTGCCGTCGCCCTGAGCCAGGACGCCGATGGTGGTACCGGCCACCGTGTCGGTAGTGCCCAGGTCGGTCGCCGTGACGAGGACCGCGGTGTCCCCGGTCGTCGGGTCAAGCTGCAGGTTGATCGTCCCGGTGGTGTCGGTGGTAATGACAGTGGTGACCTTGGCCCACAGTGCCGTGATCAGCACCTCCCCGCCCGCGACGGTGAAGAGTTGGAACGTTGTGGCCGACAGAGTCGGTACGGCCTTGGAGACGACACCGCGCCCGAGGAGAAGCGTGCGCAGCTCGTTGCCCTGAATCAGGGTGCTCATCAGTCGGTCTCCTTATCAGGTCAGCAGGGCTGCGATGTTGTGCGGGGCGCGCTGGACGTCCAGGTCCCGGACAAACGCCAGGACTGTGAGGGTCTTGTCCCCAGCGCCGAGGTCAGGAACGTTCACCAACAGCCACTCGAAGCCGTCAGACAGCTGTGTCGACTCGACCTCGAACACCAAGATGTTCTGCTCGATGTCCGTCTCCGCAGCCGCTGCGACCGCGATCGCAGCCCCCGCGGCCTGCTCGACGTGAGTCCACGTCTCCGAGTTGTCCATGGTGACCGCGGACTTGTACCAGTAGTCGGTGATGACGGCGAGGTCTTGGGCTGTGCCGCTGGAGGAAGCGTCGGCTTCCTGCAGGGTGACCTCGATGTCGTCGCCGCCGGTTGCGACGCCGCCGACGAAGACGAAGGTGACGCCGGCGGCGTTCTTCATGTGGATGCGCTTGCCGGTCACGGCCCCGTTGGTAGCTGCGGGGGGTGCGATGAGTCCGATGTCGAACAGTCGGCCGAGGGCCTGCATGGTGGTGCCTTCCTGGAGGGGGTTGAGTGCCTCTTGGGATCAGGCCCGAGCGGGGGTGTTAATGCCCGCCCGGGCTGGCGTTGGGTACGCGGAAGCCCCCGCCGAAGATGGCGAGGGCCTTAAGTTCTTGATCAGGCGCGGGCCGCAAGCTGGACAAAAGGACTCAAAGTTGCCCCAGCATTCTGCGGCGTCACAGCGGACTGCAGCCACGGGCGGCCGTCGACGCGCTGAATGATGCGGTACGCGGTCTGGTCGTTCTGGAACTTGAAGTGCGGGCTGCTCATCGCACTCATGACCTGCCGGTCACCGATCAGGTAGAACCCGAAGTCCACGAAGCTGATGTCGCCGAGGTCGCCGAGCAGCCCGGGTGCCTTCTCGGTGACGATGACGGGCCGTCCGAGGATCGTCATCGGCGGCCCGGCGACGCCGTTGTTGAGCCAGATCGCGGAGCCGCCCGTGCCCACGGACAGGGCCATGGTGGCCAGCTCGGGGAAGGTGTCCGGGCTCACGACCCACACCGCGCGGTCCAGAGATCCCGGGATCATGCGCGAGTACATCTTGACGATGTTCTCCCACACGATGGTGTCCGCAGCCTGCCCGGACTCCTTCGTCACGGAGATGATCGCGGCGTTGCCGGATGCGAGCGCGCCGAGGGGCTCGCCGACGCCGGAGCCCTTGAGGAACGCGATGTCCTCGTAGAAGTTCAGGGCCTCGGGGAAGATCTGGTCGAGGAACGCTTGGAAGCTGATCGCCGAGTCGGAGATGAGCTCGTTGGGGACCTCGGTGTACGCCGTGAGCTTCTTCGCGTCCAGCACGATCCTGCTGAATGCCGCCTGAGACGCGGTCAGCGCCGCGCCCTCCTCGGTCCAGTAGCCGACGACACCGCCATACACGCTGCTGACGTTGCTGGTGGAGTCGATCGCCGGGAACGGCACCCGCAGGGTTTCCATCGGGATGACGCGGGCCCGCTGCCGGACGACGCTCATCTCCAGTGCCACGGCGAGCAGCTCGCTGCGCAGCGTCTCGGGGATGAGGAACCCACCCTCGGACGGCACCGTGGAGCTGAAGGCGTTGCGGACGCGGGTCAGCTTGGCCTGCATGTCCGCAGTCCTGTTGGCGTTGTGCCAGATCGTCTGGAAGTACTCCGCCGAGTTCTTGAACTCGCGGTCCAGGACGGCGCCCATCGCCCGCGGGTTGTGCAAGTGATTCCGGGCGTTCCCGGTCTGGGCGACTGCGCGCGGGGTGAGGTCGAGGCGCTCGACCCCTTCGGGCTGGTTCTCCCGCAGCCAGTTCGCGAGGACCTGCTCCGTCTGCTCCTTGACCTGCGTCGCGATGGACAGGTCGCGGTTGTGGACGGAGCGGGCGTAGTTGGTGATGAACTCGCCGAAGGCGCCGTTCTTGTCGGCGAACACGCGCTGCATCTTTGCGCTGTCGCCGAGCATCTCCTCGAGCGCGGCCTGACTGGTGGGGATGGTCATGCGCTCCGGATCGGTCCCGGCCGCCGGTGCGGTCGGGTTCGCGGCCCGGTTGTAGACCTTCCCGATGGTGCGCGGGTCGATCCCGGCCCGGGCGATCATCCGCTTGCGCAGGTGGGCCACGACGTCGTCGCGCTTCCCCCGGACAGTGCGGGACGCCACAGCCTCGCGCGGCCCCCGGATCATGGTCGTAGTCACAGTCGTGCCTCCAATAGGGCGCGGTCAATAGCTGTTCGGTCCAGCGCGGGGATGGGCTCCGGCGCGCCCGGTTCGGTCGCAGGGGCCTGGGGTGGAGCGGGGGCGTCGTTGGCGACGCCAGTCATCACGGCGCGTAGATACTCCGCCACGACCTGCCCGACCGGTGGCGGTGGCTCGGGCACGTACACCACCTGCGGCCCCGGAGCAGCAGGCGCGGGCCGGTCCCGCGCCGGTGCGGTAGGTGCGTCGTTCGCTGCCGCAGCGAACAGCGACCGGAAGTAGCCGACCGCCACTGTCTGCGGATCCGCATCCGGCACGACATCGGCCGGCGGCGGCATATACGGCGCTGTAGCCCGGACCGGGGCCGGAGCAGTTGGCGCGTCGCCCGCGACACCGGCCATCAGCGACCGCATGTGCTCCGGCTGGTAGTCGGGCATCGGATCCAGCGCGGCCACCGTGGCGGCGCGGAACGCTGCCGGGTCGAACACCGCAGCTACCGGTGCGGCGCCGGCCTGGTCTTCCTCACCGCTACCGCCGTCGGCAAGATGCGGCGGCGTGGCGGTATTGACCATGGCAAGGTCCGGGGCTGGGGCCTGCTCGCGCCCGGAGTAGTTGTAGACGCTGAGGTCCCAGGATGCGGCGAGCGCCCGGTCATCGCAGGGCATGTCCTCGTCCTCATCCGAGCGGCGCATCGGCTTCGCGACCTCGTCGGCCAGCCCGGCCGCGACAGCCTCATCGGCGAAATACCAGGTTTCCGCAGCCATGACCTTCAGCCACTGCTTGACCGTGCCGCCCGCACGCTCCGCGTAGACCCCAGCAATGTTCTCCGACTGGCGGTCGAGGAAGTCTGCGTACTCGCGAAGCTCAGCCGCTTCGCCGACGACGGCCCCGGCCGCCATGTGCACCATCATCTGCGAGTGAGGGCTCATGATGATCCGGTCACCGGCCATCGCAATAACCGAAGCAATGGACGCTGCGAGGGAGTCAACTTGGACGGTGACTTTCGCCCGGTGGGAACGGAGCGCCGCGTGGATAGCAAGGCCGTCGAATACGTCTCCACCAGGGGAATTAACGAACAGCCTGACTTCCGGTGCGTCGACAGCCTTCAGTTCTTCCACGAACGAGGAAGCGGAAATTCCCCACGCGCCGATGTCCCCGTAGATATGGATCGACGCGACCGGGCTGCCGCCCTCGTCCACCGTGTTGGTGATCCGGTACCAGTCCTGGCGCCCGTCCGGGCCCGGTGTGGCGGGGCGTTCGGCTCGGCCTGCCACTGCCCTGTTGAAGCACTTGTGCGCGCGGCTCACGAGTTGCCGCCTCCTTCCGGTTCGTCGCCCTGCGGCGGGGTCCATCCGAGGCTGACCAGCAGCTCACGGGTCTTGTCGGGGACGATGATGGCGGGGTTTTCCAGGTCGGTGCTGGTCTCCCATAGGAGGACGTCGAGCGTTGCCGTCGGCTGGTCTTCAGTACTGAGCCTCAGGGACAGGCCCTTGAGCGTGCTGGTGATGTCTTCGCCGTCGAGCTCGACCGTCGTGCTGCCAGGCAGACCATTACCGCTGATGTGCAGCGCTCCGGGGTGTAGTCCGTGCTTGCTCACTCGCTGCCTCCTGTGTCCCAGATCGCTGTGGCTGTGCCCAGTGAGGAGACCCAGTCCCGGACGTAACAGCGGGGTCGTAGGCGTGTAACAGTTGCGCCCTACACGCCGGTAACCCCCACCGGCACCGCCACCCTGCACCACATGCGAACCCACACCACCACCGCCACAGCAGTGTCCGCCGTGCTGCTGCTCGCACTCACCGCCTGCGGCACCAGCGACACGACCACCACCGACGCCCCCGACTACACAGTCGTCAGCAAGAAAGACGACACCGTCGTAGTGGAAGTCGATACCACCAAGAGCCTCCGCGCCGTATTCGACGACGCAGTGAAGAACCTCAAAGGCGAGGAAGACGCCGGCTGGTGGGTCGTGATCAACTGCTCCACAGGCGGCACCAAGAGCGCTGACAACCGACTCGCCAACGGCAAATACGCCCTCGGCCGCCTGGGCGCCGCACAGACCGGACTGGACGAAGGCGCAACCGAGTTCAGCGTCAACAAGGGCAGGAAGTGCCCGGTCACTCCAGAAGAAGAAGCCGAGCGGGATGCCATGCGGGAGAAGGCCACATCTGCCCCGACTGCTGAGGACACCACCACCCGCAGGTGAGTGGGCGGGGAACGGCTGCCCGGGGACTCCAGCGCCACCCGGGGCGGCCGTTCTAGTCCCAGCGGGCTACAACCGTGCCCCGGCAGCGCACTCCGCCCTCACACAGCTGGTAGCCGCCGGTCGCGTATGCCGCGTTCGCTGCTGCCAGGTCCTCGAACTCTGTGCCGTCGATCTCACGGCATGGCGAGCAGGTATTACGATCTCGACGTTCGTCCGAAAAATATGCGGCTTTCGGTGCGGCCTCCAGCGTCGCCACACGGCCCGCGTTCTGCGCCCGATGCAGCGCACCACCCAACTGGTCACGGCGGAACCAGTTCTTCAGGCCGCGTAGGAACCCGACGACTTGCCCCGCGACGCCCTCACCGTCTGCGCCTGGCACCATCAACCGCAGCGCCTCACGCCCCGCCGACCCCGCAGCATCCGAACCCAGCAGCGTCGCAGTGGCCTGCGCGATCTCCACCAGCTCGCTGCCGAACGCGTTCCGCAGCCTCTTCGACAACTGTGGCTTGCGGACCTTCACGCCCTGCTCGGCGGCCTCCTCCACCATCTGCTTGGCGCCGACCTCGGCCATGGTCGCCAGCGCGGCGCGCAGCACATCCGCAGCGTCATCGGTGCTGACCGTCAGCTCGGCCAAAGCGGAAGAGTCCTTCTTGTCGACGGCTTTCTCGATCTGGGCGGCCAGCTCTTCGTATTGGGCGTCGGCGATGTCCTCCCACCGTTTCAGCAGCATGTCGAGGGCGTCTTCGAGGGGCTCGCGGACTTCCTCCGCATCAGCTTCCTCGTCTCCGGCGGCGGCGACAGCGGGAGCAGCAGCGGGGAGTGCCAGCGGTCGGCGGGTGGCGGTGCGTGCTGTCACCTGCGGCGCGTGGTGGTGAATGTCCAAACGAGATGCCGCAGCCGGCACAGCCACAGCCGAACCCGGCGTGGCTGGCGCGGGCGGCCGGTAGCCCAGATCCGGTAGACCCAGATACTCCACTACGAGTCGCGGTTCGGCTCCGGCGTCGATGAGCGTCTTGTACGCCGTGGTCTTCGCCGTGAGTTCAGCGTTGCGGGCCGCGGCGTCCGGGGGGACCGGGTCGTCGTAGTCGAACTCCAGACTGCCCGCGGTGGCCGGCCCGTACAGGGGCAGCAGGTCGTTGTTGAGGGCCTGCTTCCAGCGTTCCAGGCGCGGCACGGTCAGCAGTTCGGCGAAGAGGACTTTGGATGCTTCGGCGGTGGCGCGGTTGACGTCGCCGACCTCGCCGAGGACGAACGCGGGGACACCAAACGCCCGCATGATCTTGTCGTCGCTGGCCTTACCCAGCTCCACGAACTGCATGTCCCTCATGGTGTACTTACGCTCAACCCATTTCGCGCCGTGCTCCAGCACGGCGATGCGGTGCGCGTTGGACACGCCCTGGTGCTGCTCCTGCCAGCGGGCCGTCATCTCATTAAACTCGTCGTCCTGCAACTCGTTGGGGACTTCGATGACCCCGCCGGGCTCCGCGGAGTTGCGGAAGAAGTTCCGGTTCCACTCCTCGGCTGCCTGCGCCGAGTCGAGGCTGACGAGGATCGTCTGCACCGCGCCCATGCCCCGGTACGGGTCCAGCGGGTTGGGGGTGCGCATGAAGATGACCTCGTTGAGTTTGAGGGGGATCTTCTCGCCCGACGGGCCCGTGTACTCGTACCTGTTGATGAAATCCGTCGGGTGCGGCACCGGCGCCATACGATCCGGGCGCACAGGCCACAACTCCAACGGCATCGGGGACCGCGGATTGTAGGCGACTGTCAGCCAGCCCTCGCCGGTCAGATCGATGTGCTGCTGCCCGACCTCCACCAGTTCCTGACGGGTCATGAACGGGTTCGGGTGGTTCCACACATCGAGCGCCGCATGCCGGGTGACCTCGACACGGTCTTCTTTCAGCCCCGAGGCGGCTTTGCGGTAGAGCCTCCAGTTCACCTGCGCCGTCGCATTGCTGGTGCGGTTGACGATGGAGAACAGTGTGCCGACAGAGCCCATGGCGCGCATCTGCGCCTCGGCACCGGTCAAGTGCCGCCACGGGAAAGACAGGTTGCGGCCGGACACGTACGGCACCGGCGTGCGGTTGAGCAGGGCGCGCAGCGGTGACCTCACGCGTCCTCCCCAGTCAGGTACTCCACGATGAGGCAGGACACGCCGCCCGCAGCCAGGCCGGCCGGAGTACCAAGCCCGGTCCACGCCGCAGCGGTGAGACCACCGAACCCGCCGAGGGCGAGGATGGTGGTGCGGGCCCGGGCCCAGAGGGGACCAAGCTTACGAAGCCTGCTCACGCGGCGCCTCCTCAGAAGAGGAACCCGCCCTCTTGCGGATTCCTTGCCAGCCGTTCGTTGTGCTGACGCCAGGCTTCGTAGACCTGCCGGTCAACCTCGAACGCCTCGGGCTCCATGACGCCCTTCTTGCGGTTACAGGTCTGGCAACACCACTTGGTGTTGGTGCGGTAGTAGGGCGGCTTGTCCCGGTCGACGACGTCCAAGGTGATGTCGCCGAGCCCGTGGCCCATCTCGCGGTACTGGTGTCCGCAGTAGTTGCAGCCGTTGCCGTACTGGAACTCGGCGTCGTGAGCGAGCCGTTCGGCTTCCCAGCCGTAGCGGGTGACAAGGTCGTTCTTGTCTATGCCGAAGCGGGTGGCGTGGCGGCGGATGACGTCGCGGGCCTTGACAGCCCACCGGTTACCGAGCTTCCGCTGATCTCGCTTGGTCTGCTCACACGGACGGCAGATCGTGTTGCGGTATTGCCGTCTTACGTTGGATGCATCTCTCGTAAAACCGCTGCGCCGGAACGCCCCTTCGACGAGGTGTGACGGGTAGTAGGTGCCGCACCGGTTACAGCGGCGGCCATCTGGCACGATCGATTCCTCCCAGACATGCGAAAGGCCCCGAGCTGGGAGTCTCGGGGCCTCTCTTCCCGCGCGGATCAAGCGCGGGCATCTTCGGTTGTTACAGCCAGCGGACGCGTGTGCGGCCAGCGCTGTAGTACGCGAGCAGCAGGGCGTCCGCATTGTCCGGACTTCTACCGAGCCGCTTGATGACTTCGTCTTTCTTCTCCACCCGGATCCGGCCCTGCGGGTCCGCATCCCAGCGCGGCTCCAGCAGCTGCGCGACGGTGGCGTCTGCGTTGTCCATCGAGGACAGGTCCCAGCCCTTGCGTTCGGACAGGCCTCGGCCGATCTCCCACCAGATCTCGGCGCGCAGGTTCACGAACTTGTCCGGGCGGGATGCTTTCTCGCCGACGTTCACCGCCCGGATGTGCGCGGTGTGTTCGCCACGGGAGGCTGCGTTACGGAGTTCGCCGATCACACCGAACCCGACGCCGATGGAGTCGACCTTGACTGCGGTCGCACCGGTCTCCTTGATGGCCGCGAGGACCATGGGTGCGATCTTCTCCGGCCGGTCCGTGTGCGCCCGCCACTCCCTGCCGGCCCGGACACCACGCCGTTCGCGGATGACGGTTTCATCCCCGCCGCCACCGACGTCGACGCCGAGCTCGACCGGCTCCAGGTCGGCGAGCGCGCGCCGGGTCTCTGGGTTGATACGGCAGGCGGCGATGTCTGAGGCGCGGACGATCTGGTTCGGGGAGTCCTCGGAGAACTCGCCGAGGACCTTGCTGCGGTAGAGGGGGTTGTCCTCGCCCCACTCGCGGGCCTTCTCCTCCACCCACTCCCGGCCGACCAGGGCCAGCGCCACCGCGGGCGGCACCTGTTCGCCGGTGAGGTTCGGGGAGTCGAACGCACTGATGCTGAGGGTGTGCCAGCCGGAGCCCGGGGTGCACACCCGGCGGAAATGGCTTGCCGGCGAATCCGGGTTTCCGATGGCCAAGAGCCTGCAGTCGGCGTTGGTGGTCAGCGCGTCCGCGGCGACCCACAGCTGCTCAGGCACGCCGCATGCCTCGTCTACGATCACCAGTACATAGCGGGCGTGGATGCCCTGGAACGCCGACTCGTCATGATCCGCAGGCTTCCGGCCGAACGCGACCATCTCATCGTCGATGTGCCACTCGGTCTGATTCACCCGGCCGGCGAGCTGCCCGGCCTTGTGATTGCGGCGGATGTACCGCCACAGAATCGCCCTAACCTGCGCATAGGTCGGTGCGGTGGTGACTACGAAGGCCTCGCCGGGCGGGTGGGTATCGAGCCACCAGCACGCTGCCAGCGAAGCCGTGTGGCTTTTCCCACGCCGTGCCCGGAGCGCACCGCGGTGCGCCGATGGTCCCGCACACTGTTGAGGATCTCGCCCTGCTTCGACCACACCGTCTGGCCGAGGCGCTCCCGGACCCAGCGGACCGGGTCATCGGCGTAGCGGGCCGCGCGGTCGGTGAGGTTCCGGCGGTCCACCGCACTCTTGAGCTGGTCGCGGATCTCACGGAGCCGGGAGGTGTCGCCAGCGCGTACGAGCTGTTCGATCTGTTCGCGGACGCTGTCAATCTCCGGTGCCGTCGCCATCGCTGCCTCCCAGGTTGTTGAGGAGGTCGCCGATCTCGGCGCCGAGCTTCTCTGCGTCCACGGACACGCGGGACGGAGCGTCCAATCCGAGGAGCTTCCTGTAGCTCTCCCTGACTTTCACCAGGCGGTCTATCGCAGCCAGCTTCGGCCCATCATCAAGCAAGGGCTCGCCGTCGTCGCCGTAGACGATCCGGCCGTGAGAGACCATCACGTGCTCCCGGGTCAGCACGTCCAGAGCCTCGACGTACAGCTCGTCGAGCTGCGCGGCCTCGGTGCGGATGAGTTTCTCGGCGGGCCCGTGGAGGACTGCTTCGCGGGCGGCTTGCACGGCGCGCCAGGCTTCGCCTTTGTTGGCCCACCCAAGCTCATCGGCGATCTGCTGGAAGGTGCGGCCTTGGGCGCGGAGGGCGGCGGCCTGGGCGTAGCGGGCGGCGGTTTCGGGGTTCTCGGCGTAGCGGCCGTTGCCGTTGCGGATCTGCATACGGCCTCCCTTCCGGCAGGGGTTGCCGCCCGGGTCCCGCCTAGGTCCCGGACGGCTGGCTGCCCTACCTCCACCCCACTCGCCACCGAGTGGTCTAAAGCCGTTACGCCCTTTAGGCGGAACGGCGCTCATCTTCCTCGACCGCACGTCGTACGAGATACAGCAACTCCGAGTTGACGGAGCGGTCCTCCGACGCGGCAAGGGCCTTCAGCTTGTCGTGTAGATCTTCGGGGATGCGTAGCGTGAAATTGACCATGAGGCCATTATGAGGCTAAAATGCAGTCATGCAACTCCGGTACAACTTCCGCTTGGACCCGACGCCGGGTCAGCGCATCGCGCTGGCACGCACGTTCGGGTGCGCGCGGACGGTGTACAACGACGCATTGCGGGCCCGGAAGGACGCCCACGAACAGGGCCAGCCGTTCCCGAAGTCGGGGGACCTATCGAAGCTGCTGATCACGCAAGCGAAGCGCACCGAAGAGCGGGCGTGGCTTTCCAACGCACCCGTCGGTGTCATGCAGCAGGCGCTACGGGATCTCGACACCGCGTACCGGAACTTCTTCGACTCCCTGTCGGGCAAGCGCAAGGGCCCCAAGGTCGGGGAGCCCCGGTTCCGGTCACGCCGGGACAACCGGCAGACCGCCCGCTACACCCGCTCCGACCGCTGGACCATCACCGAAAGCGGCAAGCTGCGGCTACCGAAGGTCGGGGAAGTCAAGGTCAAGTGGTCCCGGTCCCTGCCGTCCGATCCCACGTCGGTGACGGTCGTCAAGGACGCGTCCGGCAGGTACTTCGCGTCGTTCGTCGTGCAGACCGATCCGTCCGAAGTGTTGCCGGAGACCACGGGCCAGGTCGGTATAGATCTGGGCCTGACTCACTTCGCAGTCCTCTCCGACGGGCGGAAGATCACCGCGCCGAAGTTCTTCCGCCGCGCCGAACGCAAACTCCGCAAGGCGCAGCAGAACCTCAGCCGCAAAGCCAAGGGCTCGAACAACCGCAAGAAGACCGTCGTCAAGGCCGCCCGGGCTCACGCCCGCGTGAAGGATGCACGGCGGGACCACCACCACAAGCTGTCCACCACGTTGATCCGCGAGAACCAAGCGATCTACGTCGAAGACCTCGCGGTGAACGGACTCGCCCGCACCCGCCTCGCCAAGAGCGTGCACGACGCCGGATGGTCCACGTTCGTCAGCATGCTGGAGTACAAAGCCGCACGCTACGGGCGAGCGTTCGCCCGCGTCGACCGGTTCTTCCCCTCCTCGCAGCTCTGCTCCGCATGCGGCTTCAAAGACGGCCCGAAGCCCCTCGCGGTCCGCGAATGGACCTGCCTCGGCTGCGAGACGACACACGACCGCGACATCAACGCCGCACGCAACATCCGAACCGAAGGACGAAAAGTCGCCGCCGGACGGGCGGAGACCCAAAACGCCTGCGGAGGCTGAGTAAGGCCTCCGCTTGCGGAGGCATCGGCCGATGAACCAGGAACCCGGCTCAAGGCAAGCCGCTGCTAGCGGACGCCAGGGAGGGAATCCCCCTCGTTCACGAGGGGGAGGACGTCAACGCGAATGGTTCTGTGACGCACTGCGGCCCCCGCCCGGGTGAGTGGGGCGGGGGCCGTGTGGTCGGTTTTGGGGCGCGTTAAGTACGCGCACTGCACAGAATGCGACACGAACACACATCAGTCAAGGCGGGGCCGTCCATGCTGCTTGCTGTTGGCGAGTACGAGCTGGTGCCGGCCGTCGGTGTCGCGGGTAACGGCTCCGGCGTCGGCGAGTTTGCCGAGTGCGGCGTGGACTGCGGCTTTGGATCTGCTGGCGCGGCGTGCGATCTCCGAGAGGCTGAGCGGCTCGGTGGAGACCAGCAGGACGGTGGTGATGTCGTCGGCTACGGTCGGCGCCTTGGGTGCGGGCCGCCCGGTTGCGGGTGCTGCTGGTTCCTTCACCGGGGCCGGGGCTGGGGCAGGTGTCTGGGCATCGGTCAGTAGCTGGTCGGGTGCGATCTGCCGGAACCGGGTCTCGTCCAGGAACACGGCCTTCGCCTCGACCGGTGCACGGTGCTTGGACGATTTGACCAGCAGCCAGTGGTCCCGCAGCTTGTGGGGCTCCCAGCCCTCGGCGGTCTCGTCTTTGAAGACCACCGCGGATTCCTGGGATGACTCCAGCCGCAGGCAGACCCGCACGTTCAACTGGGACCGGAGCTCGGTGGGCAGGTTCGTGGACTTGGGGAATTGCGTGACCCACACGAAGTACACGCCCAGGGCGCGGCCCTGTTCGACCGCGGTGAAGAACCGCTTGAGCTGATCCGGCTTGAAGTCACGGGTGAGGACGTTCCCTTCGTCGATCATCACGGCCAGGGCCCGGTCGTCGGCGGTCTCCCGCCAGGTGGAGGTCTGGAGTTGGAGCATCCGCTTGGCACGGCGGGGGAACTCGACGTCGAGGAGCCAGTCCGTGTACGCGGCGGCGGCCGCGGTGGTGGTGATCCTCGTGGCCTTGCCTTCGAAGTGCTGGGATTCCAAGCCCTGCTTCAGGTCGATCACGGTCAGGTCGGCGTCGATGGCCTGCACGATGTGAGCGCCGATCGTCCGCTGCACGCAGGACTTACCGGACCCGGAGGTGCCGAAGATGCCGATGCGCTGCCGAACGTCCAACGTGACGTGGTCGCCGTGCGGGGTGGTCGCCAGGTGTACCGGGTCGGCGAGGCGCACCGGCCCGGCCGGCGGCTGCCACAGCAGCGGGCGGGCAAGCGGGTCCCGCACCGTGAGTTCGAGGACTGCCCGGTCGGCGCGCCCGGTACTCAGCACGCGTACCGACCCGGCTCGTAGGCCCAGGCCGGTCTCCAACTGCGAGGTACGCGCGGCGAGCATGTCCAGCGTCAGGGCGCGGGTCAGCGTGACATGCACCGCCACACCAGACGGAGTACGACGGACTTTCCCCCGCTTCAGCCCGGGCAGCTGCCGCGCGGTCACCATGCCGTCCCACCGATCGGGGTCGAGAAGCCGGGCTGCGACACGCATCGGGAGACCGTAGCGGCGCGCCCACACCCAGTGCCGTAGAACGCGGGCCAGGCGGCGCAGCGCCGACCGAACGAGCCGGTAAGCCGCCTTACGGACGCTGCGGCTACGAAGCAGCAGGAACGCGGCGAGCGCGGCCAGGACGATCACGCCGTGTGGGCCGAGTCCGGCGAGGAGCGGATCGAGTGCGATCTCGTCGGTAGGGTCAGGCGTGCCGGTGGGCATCGTGAGTGCCTTCCTGGTCCGAGCCGGCCCCGGTTCCCGCGGGGCCGGCTCACTACATGTACGGGGCGTGTTGGCGTTCGCTGTTCGGTGTCCCCGCGCGCGTCTACCAAGGTCAGAGGCCGAACGGGCCGAACGAACGCGGTGAGCGGTATCTGTGTGGGTGGGTTAGTTACAGGTACAGGCCGGTTCCGGCGTCGTTCTTGGCCTTGGTGAGCCAGCGCTGCGCGGTGGTCTGCGGGCGCCCGGTCAGTTCCATCACTTCGGCGATGGTGGGGGTTTTCCCGCGGCGGATGAGGGTGGCGATGTGGGGGACGGCCGTGTCCTGGGTGGATAGGCGTTGGGTTTCCATCTGGGTGTCCGGGCGGATGTCCACGGTGTCCTGGTGGGTGTCCGTCTCGCTCTTCCGGGTATCCGTAGTGCTCTGGTCTGCGGATGTCCGCGGGTTTCCGTGGATAGCCATGTGGGTGTCCGCCGTGTCCATGTGGGTGTCCGGTCGGTCCCGGACAATGCTCGGGACGTCTGGTTGGCGGGCTTCCAGCGCGAGCTTCAGGCTGACGGTGCGGTCTTGTGTCAGGAGCCGGTCGCGCTCGCCGAGCGCGAGGGCGAGCTCCGTGCCGGCCTGCTGTTGCAGGGCGCGGAGGTATGCCTCGTGCTTGGGGTCGAGCTTGATCCGCACGGTGTGCATGCCGATCGCCCACACGCCTTTCGCTGCTGCGGACACCAGCGCGCCGACGATGCCGACGGCCCAGGCACCGGCGATGAGCCCGTGAATGAAGATCGCCGCCATGGACACGGTGAGCATGGCCATGCCTGTCTTGCGGGGCAGGGCGGACCGCTTGCTGTCGTAGCGGAGGAGCCATTCGGCGATGAGGCATCCGGCCCATCCGGCGTCGAAGACTCCGGCGACGAGGTAGGCGGCCCAGGTGGGGGCGAGGAGGGTGAGCATGCTGCCGATAGCGACGGTGCCCCAGATGATGGCGCCGATGGTCATGAACGCGGCGAGGGTGAAGAGTGCGCGGCGGAGGGTGGCGTCGAGGTTGAGGGGGAGTCGGGGGATGGGGGTGTCGATGTCGTATTCGATGTTGATGCCGTTGTGGGTGTCGTGGATGGTGCGGGTTTTGGTGTTCATGGCGGGGTCCTAGTGGGTGCGTGCGGTGCGGGGTCGGTGTGTGCGTGCTTGGTGTGCGATCCAGGTGAGGCCGGCGAGTAGGAGTGCGGGGCCTGGCTGGTCGGCGGCGGCGGTGGTGATGCCGTTGATGGTGGCGAGGATGAGGCCGGTGGCAATGCGGGCGAGGACGGTGACGGCGCCCGGGTTCATGGCGGCGAGGACGATCAAGCTGCCGATGAAGAGGCGGTATAGGAGTCGGTCGGGGCGGTTTCGCATGGCGGGTCTCCTGGCGGGTGGCGGGTGGGTGCTGGCGCGGTTCTCCTCACCGCAGGTGCGGGACCTGCGGATCGGACAGCCGTCAGCGGCCTTCGCTCTCCTTCAGGTAGGCATTGGCGGTCTTCGTCGACACCTCCAGGCAGTTGGCGATGATGGTGCTGTCGGCCTTCGGGTTGACCTCGCGGATGGCCTTGGTTCGGCGGATGTGTTCGGTGTGACGCACTGGGTTGTCAGGCTCGGTCTTGCGGTTGAACAGGCCCATCGATCTCTCCTTGGGTTTGGGTCGCCCGACGCTGGTTCGGGCGGATCGGGCAGCCGGTCAGCTGTCGCGCTCGCCCCGCCACTCCCGGAGCTTTGAGATGACCAAATCGCCGCGTACGCGGGCGATCTCATCTTGATCGGTAAGGTGTTCGGTGGTGTTGGCCACCTCCTTCTTTACGCAGACTCCCGCTGCCCGGTAGGCCTGGGCTGATGCTTGGTCGAACTCGTCGTGGTTGCTGGCCATCTGTGGTTCCTTTCGTTGGGTTGGCCGGGCCGCGGTGCTGGTCGCGGCCCGGCCGGTCTGTGTCAGAACGGCTGTTCGTCGTAGTCCCCGGGCGGCGGTGGCGGGAGGGTCATGGAGAAGGTGACCGTGTAGTCGCCGTCTTCCTCCAGCTCGATTTCGCTGCCGGTCTCGGGGTTGATCTGGGCCATGACGGATTCCTCAGTTCTGTGGGGTGTGGTCGACCATGGCGGCGAGGATGGCCATGGCTACGCGCTGCCTGTCATCCCCGGCGCGCTTGCACAGCCGGTTGGCGTGGCGGTCGTTGCCCTTGGCGAGGGCTTTCCCGGCTGCGTCGATCTCCGCTCCGGTCGCGACTACTCCGGGCTGGGGCTGAGTCCTGCGGAACAGGGCCATGTCGGGTGTCCTCCGGGTCGGGTGGGTTAGTGCTGGTCGGTGGCGGCGTCGAGGCGGTATTCGTCTGCCTGGTCCATCTCGCGTAGGTCGGAGCCGGTGAAGTCGTAGTAGTCCTCGGGTGGTTGGGGTGTGTCGAGTAGCAGGCGGACCAGCGCCCGGCGCTCCTCGGCGTCGAGGACCAGGACGGCCGGATCGCCGTGGTTGGTGTCGCAGAGGATGAGGGTGTTCTCGTCCTGGGTGTCCCGGGAGGGGCCTATGACGATGCGGTCCCAGGTCAGCTGCAGCGGGATGCTCTCGCCCTCGATCTCGTCGTGGTCCATGGAGGGGTTCCTTTCGGGTTGGTCGGGTGGTGTGTGCCCCGCGCCGTGTTCGATCCGGCGGCCTCGCGCCTGGGCCGGGGCTGTCGTGGTCAGTGCTTGCGGTATTCGACGCGGCCGTCGGAGTAGGTGATTTGCCGCGGTGCGTTGGTGCGGCCGAGGAGCAGGAGGTCCTCGACGATGTGTGGGTCGTCCTGCTTCTTCGGCTGCTCTTGCGGCTTGTCGCTGCTGCTCTTGCGGTTGAACAGGCCCATGACGGTCCCTCCGTTGCTGGTGCGGCGTTGATGGAGTTCGGTACGCACCTGGTCGATCTCCTGGAGTGCGCCATGCTGGGCGTCGGTGAGGCCCATAGCGGCGGCTTCGTCGGCGAGCTGGGCGCAGACGTTGGCGCGGAGTTCGAGTTGGGCGTCGGGCATGTCGCGGTAGTCGGGGTTGCTCATGAGCGGCGCCCCTGCCTTGGGTTGGCGTCGCGCTTCTCGCTGTCGCGGCGGTCGGCAGTGCCTGCCTTGAAGTCGCGGTTGCAGGCTTCGACGGTCGCGGGCTCGGTGAGGATCTTGTTCGGCTGGGGCTGGGTGTTGGGCTGTTTGCTCATGTGGCCACCTGCTCGGGGGTGGTCTGCAGGCGGTGGCCGATGCGTCCGGGTGTTACGACGAGGCGGGCCATGCGCAGGTGGGGTACGTCGTCGTGGAGGACTGCGACGGTGATGGTGATGAGTCCGTCGGGGCGGATCTCGTTGATGGTGGCGAGGTTGGCTACGGCGTCGCAGCCGGGGATCGAGTGGAGCCGGTGGACTGCGCCGGGCTTGAACGGGGCGGGGGTGGGCTGGTGGTTCACTGCTGCCCCCTGGCCGCGCGGATGTCGTGGAGGGTGGCGCCGAGGTTCTGTGCGGTCTGTACCGCGTGCTGCATGGTGTGGAAGGTGACGCTGTCGGGTGTGTGCTGGTGGTCGTCGCAGGCGGTGGCTGCGGTGTGGATGGCTTGAGCGCGGGTGCTGGGCTGCGGCTTGGATGCGCCGCTACGATCACGCATGTCATTCCTCCTGGTGAAGTCAGGCGGTCTGGCTGGCCCTGGTCGGTGTGTGGAAGCCCGACCGGGGCCACTTGCATCAGCAGCATGGACTGCTTGCCCCCGAGCGTATGCCATGACATACAATAGGGCAAGTGGCCCGCCGAGAAGAGGAGCGGGCATGGATGACGACGCCACCGAGGAGGCGCAGAAGGTGTTCGACTCACTAGACCAAGTCGAGGCGATCGAGGACCCGGTTGAACGCGCCGTGGCGATCAGCGAAGTGCTGACCGACCACAACGAGCGCGCACCGCGTCTCCGGGACCTACGCCGCCAAGCCGTCCTAGCGATGCGCGCCGAAGGCATGTCGTATCGGAAGATCGCGTCACGGCTGAAGGTCTCTCTCGGAGCCGTGCAGAACATCGAGCGCGGCCATGCGGGCGCCTGGGGCACCAAGCCCAGGACCAAGCCAGGCGAGTAGCAAGAAGGCCGAGCGGTGTGTCACCACCACTCGGCCGTGATCGGCAGGGCAGCCCGCAGATCAATAGAACCAACCCGTGCAAGGAAGGTCCGCTCAGTGAGCGTACAGAACGTCCCCGAGGATGGAACACCCGAGGGCGCGAGTCCGACCGGACGTGGTTACTGGTTCACCCCGGTGCCCGTCTACCTCCTCGATGCCGTGTACGACCCAGCCAGCCCAGTCAACGCACCGGCCGTGATCCTGTGGGCCCACATCCATCGGCACTACGCATGGCGGGAAAGGATCTTCCCTTCCTGCGCCAAGCTGGCCGAGGAGACCGGGCTGGGCGAGCGCACCATTGCGCGACTCCTCCAGACGCTCCGGAGCGCTGGAGCCCTTACGTGGGACGCCGGGTTCAGCTCTAAGGGGCGCAGTAGCAACCGGTACGCCATGGCGCCGTTCAGGCCGTTCGAGTTCGACCGTGATCCATCACAGGTAGTGCCTGCCAAATCTGTCAGCCATCAGGGAGAGCCAGCCAATGATGGCAGCCACCACCCTGCCAAGGGTGGCAACCACCCCTCTGCCAAAAATGGCAGAGGAAAGAAGAGCAGGTCTTATCTTGAGAGCACAGAAGAACCTCTCTCTCCTCCTGCTCCAGAGCAGCGGGCTGCCGAGCCCGCACCGGCCGACGAGGAGAGAGAGACCGAGGCTGCGCCCGACAACGACAACCGCGAGGCGACTGCGGCGCAGCGCGTTGTCCGTGCTGCTGGCATCCTCACCGAAGCGGAGGAACAGCCGTTCATCGACTGGGCCACCATCACCCATCGGCCTCGTGGTGGGGCGTGGTGGCGGACTGTGGCCGCGAACGGTGACCTGCCCGACCTCGTATCCGCCTACCGTGCCGAGCGCGCCCCCACAGTGGCCCCTGAGCGGCCCGCGCTGGCGCCGTGGTGCCGGGACATCGACTGCTCCGAGATCGACCGCATGCGCTCCGTCTGGAGCGACGACGGATTCGAGCGGGTCACGCCATGCCCGAAGTGCCATCCGCGGGCGATGGCAGCCGCGTAGCCAGCCGGCCGTGGACCAACCGAGAGGAAGGATCAGACCATGCAGAACGCCGACGACGACGTGATCATCGAACTGTCTGCGGAGGAGTTCCGTACCGCAGCCCAACGCGCTCTCGCCGAGCTGGGCCTGACCTATGCCGAACTGCGCGAGCAGGCCCGCCGCCGGGACTTCAGCAGCGCGCAGGCGCACGTCCTGTGGGTGTCCATCGGCGACACCGTCAACCTGCCGTAGCCCGAGTGCAGAGGCCGTTTGCTGCGCGGATCGGTGGGAAGACACAGACCCACGCCTGACTCAAAGGGAGGACGTCAACGCTATGCAGATGGACGACGGCGGTAAGCACGCCCGCCCACCCAAACCTCCGGACGACGAGAAGCCCAAGCCGCACCCGAACGGAGCACAACCTTGAAGATCGAAACCGGCAACGTCATCAACCTCACCGCCTGCGCACCTGACTGGGTCGTCACCTTCAACCTCGGCGGAGAAACCGGAGAGGTCATCTGCCCCGTCATCGGATGGGCCACCGTCGTCGAAGCGCACCTGACCGACGGCACCACCTCGACGGCCGTTCAGCCCGCGTTCCTGTGGGGCGACATGGTCTGGACGCCGGCCGAGCTGCGCGAGCACACGCCCGGCCTCGGCTCCGTCGAGATCTACGCCCGCGAGATCACCCGCTCCGTACCGGAGCTGATCCAGCCGTGACTGCTCCAGTAGGCGACTTCCCGCAGCGCCATCCGCGGGAAGGCGAATGCGCGAACCTGTGGGCGCGTGGGGAGCGTCCGACACAGCATCCTGATCCGGACGGGGACCCGGCAGAGGATCAGCTCCGGCCGACAGCGGAACTCTGACCGGAGCGCAGCAGAGCCCCCGCCCGGGGAAGCGGCGGGGGCTCTGTGCTGACCGGGACAAGGCTACGGGCCGTCTGCCTGCGACACGCCTTGTACGAGCTGGCCAACAGCGCTGAGAACTCCCTGCCCGAAATCGGTGGGCGCGACCAGTACGCCGAATACCAGGACAACGACTACCGTCAGCTTCTCGTCGAGCCGGGTCCGCGCTTCCGTCTTCCGCAGCAGCCGCAGCATGATGATGGCGGCCAGCAGAACCGCCAAGTTGATGGTCAGCACTGGGTCAGCCTAGGTGCCGCGCTACCGCTGCCGTGGCGCGTACACGACGGCTTGCCCTGCGGTGAGGAGCTCGGTGTTGAGGCAGGCTCCGTCGGGTGCGGTGAGGGTGCCGAGGTAGCGTCCGAAGGAGTCGGCCCGGTCCTTGATGGTGCGGACGGTGAGCGTCCCGTCGGGGCAGTGCTCGGTGAACCACGCCTCCACCCACGCCTTCGCGGCGCGGCCGGCCTCGGTCGACATCTCCGGGGCGTCGATACCGAGAGCGCGGATGCGTCGGCCGTGCGCCCACACGGAAAGTCCGAGGTCGACGTCCAAGACCCAGGTGTCCGCGTCGATCGTCCGGACCAGACGGGCGGCGTATTCATACATGCCATCAGCATGGCCTGCGCCGCTCAGAAGGCAACGCAGATGCTGAGGAGCAGCACAACAGTGGCGCAACTTGGTGCGGACTGGCGCGAGTTGGTATGATGAGGCATGGAGAAAAACGAGATCAGCAGCCATGAAGTGCTCGTCTACCGCGAACTCGCCAAGGGTGAATGGATCACCAGCAAGGCCATCGCAGAGGCAGCCGGAGTCGCGCCCCGCACTGCTCGCGCGCACGCCTTGAAGCTTGTCCGGCTCGGCATCGTCGATCAGGCCGAGGTCTTCCCCGCCCACCGCTACCGGCTCAGCACCCACGCCGCGAAACGGAACCGGGGCTACGCCGACCGCATCACGCGAGCAGCCGAAGTGCTCGGCATTCCGCTGGCCTGACCTACGCCAGCCGACTAGGGCCCTCATCTTCGGATGGGGGCCCACTGCTATGCCGTCCGGCCCGGGAACGCAGGAAGGCCGCCCGGAGCTGGGGGCTCCAGACGGCCGATGCCACACACGGGGGCGTGGTGGCTGTTCTTCCCGCGGTCAGGCTACTTGACGTCTCCCGCGAAGATGGCGGTCTCGGAGTCGAAGTCCGGCGTCACCTCAACCTGCACGTACTTCTCGCCCTTGGGCAGCTCGCACGCGATCAGCGTGGTGATGGACCGTCCCGGCCGCAGGTGAGTCGACGGGCTCCCGTCGAGCCCATTCTCGGAGTCGAAGATCTGCTCACCCTCCTTGCCCTGGTCGCCGTACTGGCACTGGAGGTACATCTCGTTCATGTCGAGGGTCTTCTTGGTGCCGTTGGTGACCTTGGCGGCGAACTTCACGTACGGGGCGTTCTCCGGGTACGCGTAGTTGCTGGAGGTCCCGCGGGTGAAGCCGGACAGGGAGACTTCGATGCCGTCTTCGTAGGTGGCGGTGTCGGTGAGGCCGAGTGCCTTGTCTCCGGGCTGGTCCTTGGTGTCGGGTGTTTCGGTGGTGGCGGTGACTGTCTTGTCTGGTGTGGCGGCGTTGCGGGTGTCGTCGTTGATGTTGTTGCCGCAGCCGGTGAGGAGTAGGCCGGCAGCTATCAGGATCGCGGTGGTGGTGTGGGTTCGCATGGTTCTCTCCTGGTTGGTGGTGGGCTGTGCCGGAAGGCTAGACGTGCAGGTCCCATACGGCAGTTCCGCCGACGAGTACGGCGATGAGGGTGAGGAAGCCCATCACGGCGGGTAGTGCGAGGCATCCGCAGGGGCGCGGCTCGTCGGGCATCGGGGTCCTCCTCAGGTGTTGGTGATGCGGGTGAGGAGCCGCTGGGCCTCTGCCCGCAGTGTGACGGCGTCGGGGTCGGGGTTGTCGGCGAGCTGGTTGATGAGGGCGCGCATCCGTGCGGCGAGGCCGAGGGTGGTGTTGTCGGGGGTGACGTCCATGGCGGGGTTCCTTGCTGGTGGGTGGTGGCCCTGTCGCGGGTGCGGTAGGGCCAGGTGGGGAGGCTCAGGACTTTGCGGCGTGGTCGTCGGCGAGCTGCTGCATCTGGGCGGCGGTGCTCCCGCCGTGCCGGTAGACGACCAGCTTTCCGCCGTCCCATACGCGCAGGCACCAGCCAGCCCCGTCGTGGTCGACAGCGTAGGAGTGGACGCCGCTCTTGGCGTGGTAGGTCTTGGCAGGCCAGGAGGCTTTACGCCAGGTGAGGTTGGGCCAGTTCATGCGCATCGAGGTTCTCCTTCGGGCGGGGGCTATTCGTGGCGGTCAGGCGGCGTGGTCGGGTCAGGCGTCGCAGTCGCATGCCTCGTGCGGGAACCGGCAGGGCCGGGGGTGGGCCTTGGATGCGTCACGGACGGCGACGATGGCGCTGATCTCGTCGGTGGTGAGGCCCTTGGTGAGGCGGTAGCTTTCGCGCCAGTAGTCGGCCTCGGTGTGCTGCTCGTCGGCGTCGGTGCGGGCGCGCCGTGCCTCGGTGAGGAGGTCTCGG